GGATCTGTTGGAATAGTTTGTAAAGTAACAATTAAATCAAATTGATTTTTTACATGACCAAATACTGAGTTTGTTGAATAAGCACCATCACCCCACATCTCATCTAAAAAATCATTCCACCAACAGTACGATTCTGCGTATGTACCTGTCCATGTATAAATTGGTAATGACCCAAATTGTTCAGAATAATTTTCTTCAATTTTATATGATGTAGCATTCATTCTTAAACGAACATCTAAACTTGAAAGGGGAGTATCCACCCACGCATATACTGTTCTTGAAGTTGAATCTTTACATACAAATGCTGATCCTTGATCAGGAAAATTAGAAGTTCTTGCACTCGAAAAAGCTATATAAGTTGTTTGATCACCACTTGCACCCAATAATGTTCCAACCCACGCTGATTTAGTTGGTGTTGTTACTCTTTTAGTTGTCGTTCCGGTATATGGAGATCCTGGCCCTTCAGCTAATGCAAATCTTGCATTTTCGTATCTAGGTGATAGATCAAATGTCCATCTCTTGTGCATTAAAGTAGACCACAATAAAGTCGAGACTGTATCTGGTGAAGCACCCGTAAAATATTTGTCTTGAATTTCTCGGTGATCTCCAGCTAACAAATCGTCGATTGTTTTACTGTAAGCCGTTTGTATAGATTCTTCGTTTCCGTTAGTAGCTGGTTTTAATGGATTAAGATATATATCTGGATAAGTCGGTAAATCATCTGTATCATCAGCCCCTTCAGCACTGCTTGATTTTAAGTCTGGATTACCGGATTCAATAATATCATCTGACCCGGTTGGATCTAACCAACCCATCAAGGATAAAAATTCAGTATCATCTATTGTGGTACAATCCTTGCCTGTGGCATCACCTGAATATACCCAACCTGATTTTTGTTGTAACCCGTGACAAACAATTCTTAATTCAGCCCACGTTGTATAGTCTGTTTTTTTTCGGAGTAATAATACTTCATCTAGTACATTAGGAGTTGTTACGATTCCGCCAGATACATCGAATCGTAGCATTGTTACAGTCTCACCAGAAAGTGTATCATCTGATAATAAAGTAAATCCTAATTGTTCATACGTAGTATCGAATGTTGTTAATTCAGTTAAATATCCGTACTCAACTAATACTTCCCAATCTTCAGTCGGGTATGTAGTAAATGTCAAAGCTGTAATTGCTGAAGTCGTAGCAGTTCCGGCTATTGTTACACCATCGTACGAACCTGATATAATACCAGCGTTTGTGCATGTTGCAGCTTCGTAAGTATCTGTTTCATTCCTGAATTTTATTTTAATAGAATCTAATGCAACTGTTCGGGCTACTGCTTCAGAGTCTTCAAAATCGTAAGTTGACGATCCGGTTAAATCTGTTAAATTAAAAACATTAGCGTTCAGTTTTCCAAATGTCATTCCACTTTCGACTGATGTAACTAAAGTTGCGTACTTTACAACTATATCATCAGCGTCTATTGCTTGACCTTTCATGAATTTTAATACTAGTTCTTTTGAACTTGATGTATAAGTACAATTCGCAACATCAAGATAAATCGACATGAAAGATCCAACGTCTGTACCCGCCCCTATTTGTTCGTCGTTTTGCCAGATCTGAAAACTAATAGGTGCCGCATCTGTTGCTAAAGTTTTTTCAAAAGTTTTGTCTGTATTATTCCATACTAATGTCTCTGTTGTTAAACTATCATAGTCTGTCGTATCTTCTGTAAATGCTAATGTCATTGTAGTATTATTAGCTAATGAGGTAGCGGCTGTACAATTTGCATTAGGTGCTGTTGCAGTATCCCACTCAAAGACTAAATCATTCCATAAGGATGCTTCAGTATCGTAACCAAAAATTTTTACGTAATTAAATGCGGCTGTTGTTGTATTATACAATGAACAATCTATCAGTAATGGCCAAGTTGGTATTATTTTAGAAGTATATATTAAAGTGTCACCATCATCAGCGTAATAGTTCACTTCATTATCAACAATTTCAATTGAAAAAGGATTATGTAATTCATAGCTTTCACCAAAATCTAAATCAATTATATTGACTCCATTTTCGTATACATAAACTTTATCACTTTGTGCTGTATCCCAATATAAAGTGTAATCTATATCCGTAGAATTATCTGGATTGCCGTTCGTGATTCCTATCATTCTACTTGTTGAATTTTCCGAAACATCAACTTTTAATCTAAGACCTTGTTCAGTGTACGTTGTATTTGAACTTGCTCCAGCATCAGACCATGTAGTATCTGATCCACCCGATTTGTACAACCGTGTTTCTTTGTACTTGAGTGTTATTGTTTTAGTACCTAGATTTAGATTCGAATTATCTTCGTCTATACAAATTCCTGTTGATGTATTCCCGGCTGGTACATTTACAATATTTCCGTGTGAATCAATTGATCCTAATTGATATGTACTTGCCTTGACTTGTGCAATTTCTGTATCATCACCTGTATAATAGATATCTTCGTAATCAAGAATAGTTTCAAACCCGCTTTCAAGTAATAATAAATTAGCAAATTTTTCTTCTATTTCTTCGATGAATGTCGGATTTGCTGTAGCATCTGCATCGTTTTCATTGACAAGCACTAAGTCGGTTTTATGTCTAGTTGCGAAAAAATTTCCCCAATAATCTTCGTGTGTACTTGTCAATGAAAAAGTTTTTCCATCGGATAACTCGTACGATGTATCATAGTTGTTCCCTGAGATTTCTGGTCCTTTAGTAACGCTTGCAACTGTTTGAGTATAATCATTCGTAAAATTGTTAGTCTGAAAATGATCTTCATCAGATGCTCCATTCAAAACAGCTCTTTGTTGTGCTAGTTCTTTACAATTTTCGTATTGAGTTTTTGCACTCGAACCAATATCAGCGGCAACGGCATCACCTAAACTTTCTATTGTTTCTTCAGCTAATAACATTTTATCAAAAATATCCAGCCTAGCTGTAACAACTTGATTTGGTAGATCTGTTAATTTACTTTGTAAATCTATAATTTTTTCTTCTATTTTTCCCATGTTCTTTTATTGTAATGGACCCATCGGTGGAATAAAATCTGGTCCGACACCAGTTCCATAAACCTGTCCAGTTTTTGTGTAATCGTCAATTGCACCGGCTAATTTTTGTGCGTGATCTGTAAATTTATTAAATTCACTAAAGGCATCTTGCAACCCACTTTTAAGAACTGCTTTTTGAGCACTCGACATTCCGCCTATTCCGTGTTTACCACCCGTGATGATAATAGCTAAAAAACCACTATCGATAGCATCGGCCATTTTGTTTGCCGCTTCGCTGTTCTTTTTAAATCCGTTATTCACTTCACTTAATCCAGCTATAAGAATCGGTTTTGCTGGTGCTGCATTTACTGATCCACCCAGATTAGATAAACCCATACTCCAATAATCTGCTATTGCATTAGCAAGACCTTTTGCATTTGTTATTCCCATTTTATTAAATTTACTGTACATATCTGTTAATGCACCTTGTAGTGTTGCTTTAATTAGTGGCATATTAACCTGAAAAGAAAACTTTTTTAGATAATAATTTTGGTAAAGGTGCTTTAATTGCAACACCAGTATCACCATTTGTTCCGAAATGTTTATGATCTTTCAGCCAATTTAATGTATCTGATCCTAATAATATACTTTCACTTGCGCTACTCGATCCTAAAGATACCGTTTTAGCATCCAAGACAGCACTAATTAATCCTTTTAATGTTGCTACTCCAGCGAGTGTTAAAGATAATTGAGATGAGGCACCACCCGGCCCGCAACTTTGTGTAATATTTCCGACTGTTGCTTCTACTACCCAATTTCCAAGTTGTACACTAAGAACATACGTATCAGGCGAAGGTAATTGACTAACCCCTGAGATAACATCTGTTCTAATTCCAACTACTGAATACAAAGAATCACCAGCTGATACAAAATTTAATCCATCTTGTGCTGTAAGATAAATTCCATCAGCTGCAATTGTCCTAGCACCCATTACTTTTTCTTCGTACCCACCATCAACTAATAATGTTTGGCTTGATACGTTGTACACAATTTCTGGTGCTTCTAGTATAATTCTTGTCTTTGATTTTATTCCTACATCTCCACCCGCATCGACAATATACGCTTGTTTCATTTCGAACACAAAATTACTACTTGATGTGAATACTCCCTCTTTAAAAGAAGCAGTCAAAAAAGCATCGGCGTTTAATCGTATACTTCCGTTCGAAGAAACGTAAAAATCTTTACCAGTAGAAAAAACAAAATCTTGTTGAGCTGAAATTTGTCCACGTTTACCTTTAATTCCTAATGAATAATCACCACCGACAATGTACTCTAAATGACCACCGACTAAATTAGTAAAATCATCTTTTGTTTTAATTATGTATGACCCATCTGGCCGCATTTCCCAATACGTACCTGTTGTATGCAATAAACGAATTCTTTCGTTGTTTAAAGTATAATCATACAGGAATTGTAACCTTTTTGTTGGATCGTCTCGTTTCTTTCGATCAAATAAAACACTGACAGTATCCGACTCTGTGTATTCTGTTAATGGTGTTGGTTCACCTAATGCGAACGCATCACTTACTGGTTGTGTCACGATTGCACCATCAGGTAAAACTTCTACTCCGACTGTCTCAATTGGTATATTTTCAAGAATAATATTTTCAAAAATTTCTTTGTCGGGTGTATCAAGAACATTAATACTCGGATTTGGTATTACATTACCATCAGCATCGGTACTAATAATCTGTGATTGCTCTGATACACTAGATTTAATTTCTAATTTTTCTGCCATTAAGCTTCCGTCTTTTCTGGTATACTACTTTGTACAAGTACAAATTCATCTTGTTTTTCTAGAATCGTCTGTGTTGAATATCGCACAAATCCTAACCACACAATAAACATCGGATTTCTTGGATTTGGAAACATCACCCAAACCCAATCGTTAAGTTCTGGTAATTCTGCCTTTGCTCGAATAGGTGAACAATGAGTTGCCCATATTCCATAATCATCTGGTTCAATTCCTAGTTTATCAAGGATATTTTCGTCTGTTAAGTCTTCGTGAACTCCTAATACACGAACTAAAATTCTTTCTTGATTTTTTGGATCTTTGACTTTTATTACTTTTGCAACTTTAAGACCGTTTAAGTCCATTCGAGTTACAAAAGGCATTTCATCTATTTTCATATTATGAACCCCGGCCCTTCACTTATATCTAAATTTTCTAGATCGCTTTTACTTGCCTTGTCAAAATCTTCATCTGTTTGTTCTTGGCTATCCCATGTTAAGGCATTTTCATTTTGAAAATTGTTGTATCCTTCACGAACTACTACAATAGAATTTGAATAAAATTTTCTTTTTATTACGTGTACATTTTCCTTGACAAGATACCGTCCAGATAGTTGTGGATCTTTTGCATCACCTGATTCAGCTTTAGGAACAATAATTTGAATTTGTCTACCGATCTTTTTTGTCTCTGGATCTCCTTCTGTTAAAATATTTAGCTTTAACATGTCGGCCATTAACAAAGATGTTTTCGTGGCGGCTTTTCCTTTAGTCATTAAATCTGTATCGTAATCTTTTGTTCCGTCTGGTGCAATCACTGTGTTGGTATTCGGATAATCAAACGCACTCTTTAACGTTCCGAAATTGTCATGAAGTAAGAATTTTCGTACTGGAAATCCTTCTGATAATCTCCACTGTTGAAAAGGTTCATCACCACCGGCAACATTTCTTATCGGTAAAGCAACACCTTTGTCGAAATCAAATCCCATAGTAGTTGAATTAGCAACTCCAGTATCGGCAATAATTGCCGCATCAAATGATTGCATTACTTCGATATTATGTATTCTGTATATACTATGCTGATCGGGTACTTTTGTTGATAAAACAGATGCCTCTTCGAATTCATTCCTTGATAGAGTTTCATCGTTTGTGGTATAGTTATCATCATCTTGCATTAAAAAATCTAATGGTGCGAAATTAATCCAATTACCACCACCCGGATTTTCTTTTATATTTGTCCATAATACGTACGCTCCACTTGTATGATCTTCTGTGGCATCCTCTTGTTTTCGAATAGCTATTGACATCAAATAATTCAAAGATTCCATGATAGTCCATTTTGGAGTAATGAATCTTTCAATAGTCCCTTCAGTTTCGATCCACATTTCATCATTCGGAACACCACCACAAGTTTCAACTAAATCTTTTACTATATCACTAATTTTCCATCCTTCACCATCAACTGAATTTGATTTGGTATAAGCTTTAGTCATCTTCATAGTGAAAGCATTTACTGACCACCGGGTTTCGAAATTTACAGCAATAGCATTATGTATTGAAGTATCGACTGTTGTAATAATGTCACCGTGACCATTTGAAACAATAAAATTAGTACCTGAAAAATGAAAATTTTGTTCACGAATTTTCATATGTAAATTGATTTCGTCGTATCCAATAAGTTGAGTTTGTAATTTGATATCATCGAAATCCTGTAAAACGACACGTCCGGTTATACCCGGATAATCTAATTGTTCTTCTATCTCGACTTCAACAATTTTTGATGTATCAACTTGATAACCGTTCAGTGAAAATCGTTCGTACGTGATCTGAGGTTCTGATATATTTAAAGGTTCTTGTGTCATTATAAATTAAGATTCACGTTTAGTGTATTCGTAAAAACCCTTGATTTAAACTGTTCAATTAATTCGTACAGGTGTTCTATTTTTAGGACTTCGACTTTTCTTCTATTTTCGTTCCAATCAAATAATAATGTGTAGTATCCATCACTCGAATATTTGTCTTCTATAGATGAATATAAATCCCTGAGTGTAATCAATTGGTCGTTCGTCAAAGGCCAATCGGTGAAACCATTATGCATATCGTTGAATAATACTATAGCCCACCAAAAATCTTCTGATCCGTAATATTTGATTGCTAAGTCTTCTGGCAATTCTCCCTCTTGAACATAATGAACCAGAAACGTTCCACCTTTTTCTTTGAACTGATCTATTAAATCGGCGTGTTCAAATATGTTTTTTACCGTGGCAATTACTGGTTGTTTGTTATTAAGATTCAGCGTAAATCTATCATCTGAATATTTAGTAATATAAGCATTTAGATTTATGGTTGTGTCGATTAACTGATCTGTAAAAGAATAATTTGGATATAATGGCATTTGTTAATCCTTTTTTGTTGAAGATGGTGCCGATCTTGCATTCGGAAACATCGCTTTAAAACTTAAAGATAGTTTTGCATCTGTTGGTGCGAAATTAATTCCTCTTGCTGTTAGTTCATCTGAATTAAAATAAGTCATTGAATCAGCAAAATTTCCATACGATACTTTAAATGATTCAAGGACCATAAAACTGAATCCAAAAAAAGCATTACTTCTGGCTGTTGTTACAGTAGGATTGAAAATACGGATATCAAATATAGGTGGATAACGATATGTATTCACTCCAGCTGCGTCTAATAAATCATTATCGTTATTTAAAAGATCGCCTAAAGTTAAACTTTCAAATATTGGTCTTGAAGAATTTCGAAAAAAATCTATAATATTTACCATCTGCTCGACTTCATCTATATTCTTTGGCAAGAACGTGTATTCTAAAGGTAATTCAGCGTGACTTGTTCCTTTGTACGTCATAACTTCATTCGGTGCTAACGTCCTACCAAAATTTGCTGAGAACGATCCTTCGATTCCACCTAATCCCTTTAATCCTTCGGATGCCATTTTTGTTAAGAAAGCTGGTCCTGTATCTTTTAAAGCGGCTGTTGATAGAGATTTCGCTATTCCGACTATTGATCCGAATTTATCTTCTGGGTTGAATGTCGCTTTACTGAATGCTTCTTTTACACCACCTATAGGAATTATATTTTCGTTCGACCATGTTGCATTAACTGCATCACCAAATCCACCGGGTATAGGTAATTGAAGTCTAGCGACAATTTCAGTCTCTTCGACGTTTGCATTAGCTGTCGTTTTGTTTGTTGTAGCTAATGCATATTGAGCTTGAGAAGGTGCTTTGTAATTCGAAGCAATTAATTCTAAATGCATTTTTGAACTTATTGTATCTGGATACTTATATCTTACTGCCATAATTAACCTTGTTGACTCATCATATTAATAACTTTTGATAATGAACTTTTATCTACTTTTCTACCTTCTGGAACACCGTGTGTAATTGCTGCTCCACCATCGCTTGCTGTTTGTTGAACATTTTGTATCGTCGGTGCAAATACTCCTTTTACAGCATCCCAACCGGCTTCAATTTTAGATGCAACTGAACTATCGGATTGTGGAATAGCATCTATTGTATCTGATCTCGTTTTTGCAACACCAGCTATTTGACCTACTCGTTCTGTACTCGATTTTACTATTGCACCAGCGGCGGCGGCACCTTTCGTTTTAGACAGATAATCCATTTGTGCTTTAGCACTGGCCTTTTCTGTGAATCCTAACATGTCTGCAATTTCAGGTGCGTACTTCTCAGCGAACCATCCACCAGCATATCGACCGGCTAATGTACCAGCGATTGTTGCACCCGGTATCGGAACAGCAAATCCAGCGGCGGCACCCATAAGTTCACCTATAACATTTCCGTAACGTGGAATTGTTTGTAAAGCGACTTCTCTCGGTGACATTCCGCTTTCAAGTAATTTTTTAGCATTTCCAGTAATTGAACCAGCTTCTAATAATGCGAATAAGCTTGATAGTACAGGAATTCTTTTTAATAAATTTTTTGCTACTTTACCAAATCCTAATAGGATCTTGCTTGAATGTCTTGATAAGAATTTAACAGCACCACTCGGACCTTTTACTAAAGCTCCAGTTTTTGAAGCAATACTCGAACCAAAAGATTTGACTTTACTGAATATACTACCAGCGGCACCGGCTATTTTTTCTTTCGCTCCACCGATTGCCCCACCAATTGTTCCACCAATACTTTTTGCACCAGCACCACCACTAAAGAATTTACCGATAAATGGAAGTTTAGATAACCCGGACTTAAGCATACCCCAAATAGCACCACCGACATTTTTTAAACTTCCAAAGATCTTACCGGGTAAATTTTTTAAAGTTTGTATAAATGGTAATTTAAGTAATGCTTTTCCTAATGTTTTTCCTAATGCTAAACCAAGCCCACCTATTTTCTTTATTAAAAATAATGAAAGTTGTCCGATTTTGAAAAAGACTTTACTGGCTATTCCAATGAATTTACCAATTTTTGCAATCGTTGGAAATTTCTTGAAGATCCATTCTTTGATGAATTTTCCACCTGATGATAATAACATGAAAACTTGACTTAAGAATGATTTCTTTTCTGGTTCGTCTTTTTTACTGCCACCTACAGGTTTTTTTCCATCGACTCCTTTAGCACCGGCACTTTGAAGTATAATTGTATCAAGTTTTTGGTCCATAATATTAAGTTTTTCTAAGACCATTTCTTGCCAACTTGCACCACCCCTTTCAGCTATTCTTTCTTTAGCTCCAGCGATAACAGCATCTTCAGGATTAGCACCACCTATCGGTTTTACTCCATCTGCTTTTTGGGATTTTTTATTAGTATCAACCTTTAACCCTTGAAGCTTCTCGATATTTTTATTTAAGATATCGATTTTGTCTGGACTAATTTTTTTAATTAATTTATCGACGTTCTTGACTGCTTTATTAACGTTGACTTTGGATAATGCATCAATTGATTCAGCAAATGCTTTGATCTTTTCGAAATCACCACCTTCGGATATTGCTTGAAGATCATCTTTGAGTAACAATAGACTCTTGATGTTCTTCATTATACCTTTAATATCTTTATTCGTTATGTTCGTTAAGACCTCAACCTTCATCCCTATATTTGCAATCGCTTTTGTATCGATATCAGCGAAAACTTGAATAGATTTTTTTATTTGTGCCATTCGTTTAATGTACGTGGCACTCTGTTCGACCATTTTCGGGTCTGTTTCACCAATCTTTAATAAACTCTGGATCTTTTCATCTATATCTTTTGGTAATTTACCAATTGCTTCTAGTAAATCGGTGATTTCTTCAACGTTGATATTTTGAAGTTGATCAAGATTATTCTTTTTTAATTGACCCAAATTCTTAATAACAGTAGAAAAATCTTTTTTCATATCTGTCATCTGTTCAACTACTTCAACGATCTTTTCAAGATTCTCGATGATATGCCCGGACTTCGAATTCTTTCCGGCTACTTTATCCAGAAGTACGATCTCATTTCTTATTGATTGTAATGTTTTATCTTCAGCCATATTTGCCTTGTTGAGATTGGGGATACCGTCAATCTATCTTAATGAATTATTAAGTGCTTCTAATCGTTTTCTTTCTTCTTCTCGAATCTTAAAATCGTTTACTGTTTGGTAATAATACAGTTCCCATTCGTACGGAAACATTTCTTTTTGTTCTGTTATACTATAATTTCCGTGTTGCTTCATAAAATGCGATAATGTGTAAAAGTTAGTTAAAGTGGTATCCCTAGTTAAAAAACCAACATACCGAAAACGTTATCGTAAGTCAGATCTGTTGGATCTTGGCATTGTGGGCATATTGCTTTTTTAGTAATTTTATAATCGCTTAGATGTTCAGCGAATTCTTTACCTATTTTTTCCATTACTTTTGGTTCCATATCATCCATAACCGCTCGTAATTCTTCTATATTAAAATCAATGATCGGTTCACCTTCAATTGGAATTACTTCTTTGATACAAGCCAGAAGCATTTCATAATTAAATTTTGAAACAGATATTTTACCTTCTTCGTGTAAGTACAATTTCTCTAATCCTTGTTGTATTGGATAAGAACATTCTTCAATTACAAATGTAAATTTATCTGTAACAATCGGTTCTTTATTAAATTCTTGAATCTCTATGTCTTGATCTATATCGATAACTGTTTCAAATGGTACACTTCCCATCCCTAGAATATTTGTTCTTGCTACTGTTGCTTCGTCGTGCTTAACGAACGTTGGACAATCAGGATTTGTGCACATAAATGTCATCTCAATTTCACCACCTTTTGACATCTTTCTTATCTGAGAAATTAAATGTAATAAAGTATTTCTCGGTAATGTATTGAACAACTCGATATCGTCAACACATTTTCTGGCTAAATCGATACAATGAGTTATGACTGAATCTTCATCATTATCAGCACTCGTTTCAATTGCGTACAATAAAGCATTCTCTTGTTTTACTTTCCATCCGGTTATCCCAATTGATCTACCGTCTAGGAGTTTCGTTTTTTGATGTACTACATCACTTTGATCTATATATTTGCTTAAATCGCTCATTTTTTCCTTTGTTTATTAAATTAATCTTAGCGTATGAAATCTGTAACTGAATGTAACTGCGATTTCAACTAAACTATTTTCTTGCTCTATATTATAATTTATGTTTTGTAAATTTGTTGGATATACGTCATCAAATACATCACATTTCGAATTATTTGCTTGACCATCTTGACCAATGTGATATACTGCAAATTTACCAACTACATCATCGTACAGGTACCGTTGCATATACATATTGTCATCTTTGTCGGTGTAGATAGCATTTATCCAAGAATAAAAATAATTTTTTATGTCTAAATTATTCGATTCAAAGAATGTTATGGTCAGTGTACTTGGTTTTTTTCTACCTGATATTCCTTTTCTAAGAAAAGCTGTTTGTTGTTCTTCTAATCCGATCTCTGGAAGAGCTACATTTTTAACATTAACTGACATACTATTATCGAAAAATCCACTCGGTATACCACCGTCTGTTAAAACTTTAGGTTCTCGAACAAAAGATACGTGAAATCTACTCGGTCTAGCAAATCCCGGACCATCAGACCTACCAAAACTCTTCTTCGAAAAATGATCAATAGATGAAAAATTTATATCCATATTTTATCTCTTTTATAACTGTCCACTCGATATGCCAAATTGAACAGCCGAGTAATTAGATGAATGTGATGGTTCAAAATTTGTGTATTCGGCGTAAGAAAAAGCTAATGTAATTGAAAACATTGTTAAAGAATTTTCTGTATTATGACTAAATTGCATTTCTCCTACAATCCGTGGAAATACTTTGTACATTGTAACTCTGTTTCTTCTATCGTGATTTCCATCTAATGCGTACACTGTTACTGTTCCCATTTCTGCATAAGTTAATGGATTAGCATAATCAACTGTTTTGCTGATAGATCCACCTGTATTAGTTCCATTTTTAGAATCACTACCGTAATACGCTCGTTGCCATGCATCAAAAAATGATCGTGTTCTACCTTCGACATCAGCGTAAACAGATATTGTTAAATCAGCCGGATTTTGAACATCACCCGGAATAATAAGTTTTCTACCCATCCTATTGATTGTAACAGCACCAATTATTGTCGATGGAAAAGAAACTGAAACAATTAAATTACTAGTTAGATTCATTATAGTAGAATCATTATCAGAATTTTTTCCGTTGGTATCAATTAAGACTTCAAATAAATTTGGCCTTTGAAGATCTTGCATCAATGAATGTTTTAGTACATCTACCGCGTGTCTTTTAACTGTCATTGTTTAATTCCTTCCAAATTTAGTAATATAAGCATCAGAAACTCGATCCCATTCAACATTTCCAGTATTAGCGTTAGTCGGCAATCCTATTATTTGCTCAACTGGTACTTTCAATCCAGCTGGTCCTGTTTCACTTTCACTTGTAACACCAGAATTTCCTTTCGTTCTTTCATAACCGACATCAGTTTTATTGATTGCTGAGTCCATAGATGATTCATTCGACAATTTTTGAGACTGACTATCAATTGTATATTTTCTTTCCCATCGTGCGTAATGGAAAATACAATCAAATTCTTCTATTGTGTTTTGCTGTCCATGATCTAAAGCAATATTTGATAAGCTTAATGGTACAGCATCATGATAAACATAAGTTGCTACTGGTGCCGGTGCGCCCCTTACTAAACCATTTCCGTATTGTGTAATCTCAACAGAAGCTCCAAATCTGTAATTTCTTAATCTTGCACGTCTATTTCGTGAATCATAATTTACTGTTGCTCTGATCCAATCCTCAAAAAGTGCTCTTGCTTCCCATGTTTCATCGTTGTAAAAACCAATTGATAATGGTTCTCTTTTATAATCTCCAGCTAATTGAACATGTGTACCCCTGTAATTAAACACCGGGCCAACTACATCAAATTGAGGTATACTGGATTTATTTGCGTAAAATTTTATCCTTCTTTCTTGCAAGATAGATCTATCGTTTACACCACGCCAAATATTACCTATAATTTCTACGGTAAATCTGTTTGGTCTAGCGATATTTTTTACTGCGTGTTTGAATTCTTTTAAAGAATAATCTTTTAAAGCCATATTAACCACCAATTAAAATAATAAATTTTTCATCTGAAGCAAGATATTTTCTGTACACTGGTATGCTTCTTGAATAATAAAGAATTGTACCCATATCATATTGATGTTTCGTTTCATTGAACATATCGGCGTGTGTTACGTCATCAGCTGTTAGTAATGCTTCGGCTGAATCTAATGGATTCACACAAACAAAACTTTCTCGGTATACTTCTTCTGTTAAATCACCACCCACTCCACCTGTTATATCTATATCTATAAGAACGTATTCAAAGTGGTTATTTTTAGCATCGTATACATCCGTTGTAACCGCATACTCGATTGCAGATTCACCATCATCAGCAATAGTACATGTCACTATCTCACCAGATGAAACGCTCGGAATAGCTAACAAATACGCTCGATCATCTGCATCAACAATTCTTCTGGCGAATTTCATACTAGCTGTCGGTACTTTTTTTAGACCTAGGACTTGCATTATACTTGATTGATAAGCCGAAGTCTTAAGTAAATCTAACGGCATTCCCGGTGGAAATATATCACTGGCGTCTGATCCATCGGAAAATCTTTCATAAAAAATTGATAATTTATCTGAAGGCCCAACTGATTGAACAACTAATCTTCCACTGTTCGGAACAACTTCACCTACCACCGGATAATTAAAAATCATACTTATTTCGTCTAGTGCGTTTATAACAGCATCATAAGATAATCCTGTTTGTAAGATAACACCATCGGCATCAGTAATAAAAAACGTTGCATTAGTTAATGAATTGTCTTCAATGTATCCAGCACCATCTGTAATAAATTCTGGTTTAACACCACTTACATAAACTTCACCGTACACGGTAACATTTCTGAACAAATCACCAATTATTGAACTATCGAAAGCTGTACTTGGTTCTGTTGCACTCACTTCAGTAGAATACATCAATTGCACTGGTTCACGAATAGCTGGTTTTGTGACTGTATCAAATTCTTCTATTTGTGTTCTCGAATCTAAATGTTTACAAAAATTAAATATATAATATTCGTAATCAGCTATGTTGTAAGTGATTAGTGTATTCTCCATAAAGTCAGAATTTAGACCTTGAATCATACCCCAATGTTCATTCATATAAAGCAAACTTAAATTACCGATTCCATTTTTACCTTCAGTAATGAATGTATAACTAGAAATTTGATCTTTGGTTGTACTAGTTTTATCGATGTACGCTATATAAACAACTTCGTCACCAGTATTATTTCCGCCTGATATGATAATGTCCGTGTTTTTATCGTAAAATTTATCATCGTCTAATCTAGGAGAAACTGCTTTGGATGTAACATCACCAATTACAGAAGTTGCCCACGTTCTTGTGTGAGTAATTTTTGCGTGTGTACCGAAACCCCAAAGTGGTTCACTTCGGCCTAAACCTAAATAAACATTTGCGTAATTTTGTATCCAATCGAAAAACAACGATGTTTGAAATTGCGTTGTAGTTCCGACCATAAAAGTTTGAACTTTTGTCATTTTTTTCCTTAACTATTTAATCCTGTTAAAACGTCTGTCATTACTAAATTATGTGCTGTTTCATCTATTCTTTCCCAATCCAATTCTAAATCGATATCGTATAATATCGCACCCTCAGCTAAAAATTCTAAAGTATTATCATAATTTCTAGAAATTGCCACATAAGTTAAACCTGATTGTGGTTTAACAGTCCAAGTGTAATCCTCAAATGTTGGATGATTATATTGAACAGAAATTTTATTAGTCCAATTGTCATACGTCAATTCATCTAAACCGACCGATCCGAATGCAACATTTGTACTTGTATAAATTGAACAATCAACATACATTGGCCAAGTTGGTGTTGCACTTGATTCATATAATAATTGTGTACCATTATTAGCATAATATCGAACTGTATCATTTATTACTTCAATTACAAATAGATTATCACCAAAGAAACCAGTGAACACAACCGTAGCTTTTACATCACCATTTTCGTATACATCAACAGTGTTATTATCTTCATTGAAATACAAAGCAAAATCAATACCCGTATAATTATTATCTGGATTTGTATTTGTAAATCCGATTGCTCTACGACAAGTTGTTTCTGATACACTTATTTCTAACCTATAATCACTAGATGCATACGTTGTATCTGAAGTTGCACCAGCATCCCATGTATCTGGTGTTCCACCTGATTTGTGAAGTGCTGTACCACTAGAATTTGTTGTATTAGCATTAGGTGATGTTGTTGTATCCCATGTAAAACTTTGATCCGCTGAATCAAATGTCCACCATGCACCTTCAGCAATATGATCATCAGCCGGATCTATTAACCAATGATAGCCCGGTTCGTACCAATAATATTTTTCAGATTTTATATAATCATCGGGATCATAAAATTTAATAATCATATCTGTTGCATCATCACTTGAATCATAATATTCAATTGCTCCAATTTTGGTTCCTATGATATCTGATGCATCGTCGTATTCGTATATATAATGCCCTGATTTCCAAACTGGTGCATTGCCAACTTGTGTATAAGTATATTGTTTGAATGTTCCACCTTCTTCAAGTGTATCAAATAAAGCACTCAAGCTTAAAGTATTCGTGAAATTTGTATCTGAATCAACTGGCAATTCTATTGTACTATCTTTTGTAGTATATTTAATCCTGAATTCCATCCAATCTTCGTAATCTTTTATATCGATGTACCCTAAAATAAACATATAAGAATACCCGTACCATAAATTCACATCAGCTGATACAATACCAGGATAATACCAAGTGATAACTTTCTTAACGTCTGGTGTTCCGTAATTAAAATGAACAGCCGGATTGTCTAAAGCATTAATAATATCGTCACCATCTGGATCGACTGTAATATAATTTGTGCTGTAATCATAATCTTTAATGAGTAACGGCGGAACATCAACACTCGAAATTTCACAAATAGTAGAACCATCAGATTCAAGTAAAAGTATTTCACCTATCGTTGTTAAATCGGGTATAGTTGATATGTCAAAATCACATTGAATGTCAACATAACTAGGGTAATTAGCATTTATAGTTAATCCCGGTGAATTCGTCGTCGTATCAATATCATAATCTGTGGTACCCATTGCGCCTGTTATGTGGTATTCTTCGTTGTAAAGAACTACACCACCGATTGAAAATGTAGTTGTTAAAAAACTAGTTGAAGTATGATATACTAAATTTTTATAAAAAGATCCTGTCCAAGTATCTTCGACTCCAAAAGTTGTATCACCAACTGTCCAAACATAAGTGCTGTCGATATGGAAGATAACTCCTAAAGTTGTTTGATCTTCAACATTTTCTTCAAAACGAGTTGCATTTAACGCAACCCCTAAAGCAAACGCTCTAGTATAAGGCATAACCCACCTATCAAAAAACCTTGTTGCATTTCGAACAACTAATATATCATCTAAATCGTTATCATCGACAAAATTATCAAAATCAGAAATTTTCCAATCGTACAGATCTGTTTGTGCGTATTGTAATTTATGGATTGTGTGTGTACCTATTCCTTCATCTCTGATTTCTATTGAATCACCGCCTTCTAAAGCTGATAACCTAAAATATGTTCCGGCTGAATCCACTACATAATAAGTTGTATTATTTTCTAATCCGAGCGGTAAAGTATCACTTGTATCAATATGTACATTTGTATCATCTAAAATTGTCGGTGTTGTCAGTGTGAATATACTACCAGATAATAAGGCAGAAATTTTATAATTATTATTTTCATCGTCGTAACAAGTTAACACACCCGACCCAATATCTGTAATAGTTACGGCATCACCGTCAATTTCTGGTGATACTTGAAAAGTATTAGATGAAGTATTAACTACGTAGTACGTTACGCCTGTTTCTAATCCAGCTGGTATTGCTATTGTCGATTCAAAAATAACTGGTGTTTCGTCGGCTATTGTTCTTGGTGTAAAAGTCAAATAATCATTTGTTACATTAACTGTAAATTCACTTAATTCTACACCCATAAATGTATAATCTGGTAATCTTCTGTACTTCTCTTGCCATGAAATCGGATGTAATAAATCTTTTAAAATTCCGTTCCAATGTTCTGTTTCGATGTTTGTTACTATATGATAAACAAAAGGATCGTTGATATCCGCCTGTACATCTATAAAATTCCGATTTATTGTTTGGCCGTAAATCTTCATCAATGATTCAATTTGCGTTTTAGTTCCTGATGAAATTGCAATTTCGAATGCATTAGTATAAATAAATCTTTCTATATCATTGAACTCAGAAGCCGGTAAAACATTCAATTCAGTAATTTTTTCTAGGTACCCGGTCAACCCATCAAGATATTGACCTTGAAATTTCTCTTTGAATAATGTCTGAATATCAAAATCAATTACAACTGTTTTATCTTTTTCGTATACTTTAGTATCAGGATCAAATGCAGTTGGATTATAAGAAAAATTTAAATTATCTCCAAGATTTGACATCATCCAATCGACATCTAATAATTTATTTGTTTCATTCAGATTAGTATTAAACATATCTAAATGATTTTTACCTAAATTTTCCGAGACTTGTTCGTTATAAGTCTCTTCTGTTTCAGTGATAAACTTTAATGTAACGGGCGTAATTGGACTTGACAAATAATCTAGAATACTAGCTGTAAAAGTCAGCTCATAAATTGTTTCTGGACTTAATATTGCAGTAGGCGTAACTACAATCGTAGTAGTTGGTGAATTAGAAATTGTATAATCAACCGGACTACCGTCTGTTTCAAAAATAATATTTTGTTTGTTTACACTTGAACCTAAAAGAACAGCATCAAAAACGGCTGTTAAGACTGAATTTGTTGCAATCCTTGTATTAAGTGCTGGTGTTATTGTGCTTAAAGCTGTCATATTAAGTTGTCGTTACGTCTTTAATGAATTCTAATTGAAAATTATCATAATTCAAGATCAGTTTAGGAATATAAGTTCCAGCGTGTTGATACGTATTTGATACTTGTGTTAACGGATTTAATGTTTGTGTATGCATCATTAACTGTGATACATCGGCTGTTGTATCATTTTCAGTGAAGCTTATTCGCATACCTGATACACCGTTTGTAATTGTTACTACTCCAGCTGATGAACTTGCAACTATATTTGTGCCTGTTAATTCGGCGGCTGTTTTAGTGGCTAATTCTGTTAATGTATCAGCTGCGACAACATCAACTTGTATACCTGTTTTACCGGATAATGCTGGATCGTCTTGTGTAAATCCACCGTCTGTTACATTATACCAAACGTATGAATCGTCACTGAGTTGATTGTACTGAAATTCGAAATAAAGTGCCGTTCCATCGATATCAAAATCAGATCCAAGTTGTGTCGTGAATGTTATTGTACTGATTTGTTCATCCCAATCCCAAACATAAATTGTGGCATCCAGCGGAACATCTGTTGCTGTTAATTGTACTAATTTCCCGGCTACACCTTTGGCGATTGCTAAAGAAGTATAATCACTATCTAAAAATAATTTCATATCTTTTTCTTCTTTCTTCTCTAGCATTTCCAAAAAGATTCTAGTGAAGCTCGGTAGCCAAGGATAATTATCAATTTCAGTATCACTATAAAAACCGGTTATATTATGGCTTAAAAATTCTGTATTCTGAAATTCAATGTCTGATCGGATATTTAGAGTAGTCAATATAAAAGTTGTTAATCCATCAATGTATATTCTAACAAAACTAGCATCAATATCATCTGATGAATAATCAGCTTCTACACTTTTAGTCACGTCATCCGGTGAAAATATATCTGATAATGTCCACCAAGAAATATCATCAATTGAGTATTCGATTTTCATTGATGTACACGAACCTGTATAAGTCAAATCTAAAGAATCAATATTTGTTAGTTCGTATAGATTAATTTTTAACCAAGCTGGTCCACTTCCGGGTGTCCAACTAACTGTAGGTTTAGCAGTATTGAAAGTTACTAATGCTGTCGGTGACGATTCAGCCGAAACAGTAATTGTATTTTTCTTGTATGTTACTAGATCTATAATCATTATTTTGCTGTCGGTTGAGTAATATTAGCAATTAAGTATTGATTAAATCTTCCATCGTACGAATTATTTTGACCAAGAAATGATCCACTGGCTGTGTATAAATCAATAGGAACGATTTTTATTTTATCCATGTACGTAGTTCCGGTATAGTTATTGAATGTATCTCGAACATTTCTTATTTTAAATTTTTTATTTTCGAAGTCAGTGTAACCTTTAACAGTATCCTTAAAAGAAAGTTCACCTGTAGAATAATTCATCGTTCCGATAGAAATATTGTGAAAAGTATCATAAGAAGAAACTAAGTATTCACCGAAAGTTCCATCTGTTAATGTCCAATGTGTAATTTCTCCTATTCCTGTTATGTCAATGTCACCCCTTCTATTGTACAGCGTTAATGTTCCAACAGATGTATAATCAACTTCTTTTACTTCAAACGTTCCTAGATTATCAGCACTTTGACCGTCCCCGGTGATCGTTACAAAATCACCCACTAAAATGTCTTGAATATCTGTTAGTACATTACTTCCACCCGGTACAGGTACAGTTGTAAAATCAAATCCTGTTGATCGGTCGATTCCACCATCACCACTTAAATCAATACCGTCTACGATGTCAGTTGATTTTCCGTTAGCTAACCAATCGAATGTCAATTCATCACTGTCAACGGCAATTTCAATATCAGCGGCAAAATTTGGATTGGCGTCTAAATCTATTTTAATTCTAGCGGCCACCGCTGTTGCGGCTGTTATTCCGGTTAATGTAACTTCGATGATCTCAATTGTGTCATTCGGTGCATCTGGCTTAGGATAAGGACTTCCACTATAAGCAGTACCACCCGCATCATAAAACCAAATCCAATATTCTGTTTCATCTTCAGCTGACCAGATCTTGAAATAAGTTCCATCTAATACTTCACTCGAATTACCTGTTGCATCAAATACAACTTGTTTTGTAGCATTGAGTGTGATAATCTGTACCGATTCACCATCACCATCAACAGTTGTAGCGGCGCAAGTTGATAATTCGTACGTTTTTAGATCTTCATCTTGTGTAATAGTGTAATTTTCTTCCATGATTAAATCATTTCTTTGTTCTTGAAGTATTAAATAATCATCATTATAGTTATCTAATGTTCCAGCTCCATTATAATGTGTCAACTCGAATAAAATGTCTGTGTTTGCACCTTCACGTCTTTCAACCACTACATTGTCAAGATCGTCTGATCCAACTGCGAATGTTACCAGACCGCCATTGAATGTATTACTTTCTGAGATTGACCATGTATAAGCATGATTATCAATAGTTGCTAAACACAATTGATTTTTTGAATAAATTCTTATGTCTGATTTTTCGTCGTTTTCAACTAAGAATTTTAAACTATAATATTCTCTATATATTCCTGTTTCTGAAGTTTCACCTACAAGCGACAAATCGATTAGATCTGAGTTATCACCAAGCTCACTTAAAATACCAACTGTTTCTGTTAAGTACGCTTCTTCGACCGCTGAAATTGCGAATGTATCTGTTGCTTTTGTTCTGGTTAATTTACAAATCAAACGCGAGTTTAGTTGTACCTGCCAAACTGTTGCAGTACCATCATTTGATAATTCGTATAAATTAGGAATATAATCATTTCCGTCTTTATTTTCAAACCTTAATGCTTCGAATGATAGAACTTTTGTATCTCCAGCATCAATCATTTGAAAAGTGACAAATTCAACCTCTTGAATATCGACGTTGTACATAAATCTGTCTGATTCGGCGTGTGTCAATTCACCGTATATTGGAGAAAGGCTAACTGGCAATGTAAACTGATCATAATTATCTGTTATGATTCTAGAAGAATTTTCATAAGAAATTATATCATCCCTTTTCTTAACAAAGTTTGTTGTTAACGGATTATTATTAGAATCATATACAATTCTACCGTTCGTATCTTTTTGAAATAATACTGGTAAAGTTAAGAATGTACTCTTTGATGTATAAAATGTATCATAATTAACAATGAAATGGTGTGTGATTTCCAGATCAGCATTAACAATCCCGGCTGTATTTGTAGCGGCGGCTAAAAATTTTGTAAATTTTAATGATTCACCTAACCCGTTTAACTCATCGTCATAATGGGTGTTTAAGTTCGTATAAACGGTTGAGATAGCCGCTGTTTTTTCAGCGGGTGAGAAGGTGTCCGGTACCTCAATAAATGGATTGACGTCTATATATAGATACGTAGGCTTAGAAAATACACGGTTAGTTGAGATAACTGATGCACCGTCTAAAGTTGGTCTTAATTCTGCCTCTTCTATTTCACTTAAATACAACTTTGCGTTGTTCAGAAAATCGTCTTCATCAAGCGAAGCTGGTACCGCTGTAATATATGTAATACCCCGTTGATCTTCATCTTCTGGAAAAAGGATAGGACCAGATTCAACGTTGTAATCTTTCATTGATGAATCGTTGCGTGATAATAACGCAATGATGTCGCTTTTGATAACCCCCCGCCCCCCGGTTGAGTAAAATCTATTAGCGTTGAAATTTATTTGCTCTATTGTTTCAGCATCTTCACCACCATAAGACTTCTGGCCAGCTGGAATAGCAATTGCAAATTTTGTATAGTCGAAAATAATTCCACCTGTTGTCGTGATAGCATCATAAGATACTGGCGTTACCCCTGTTTCATCATTTCCTGTTGATCCTTTAGTCTTTAAATATTCAATTTCAATTGTTTCTGTGATAGCTGGCATGTTTCCTAAAGTACCATTACCGAAAATAATTTTAGGTTTGTATTCGTCTTTGATATCCTCTTCAATAAAGAATACATCATCATCATCTACTATTTGAAAGAATGATGGTGCGTACGTCCATTGTGTGTTATCCGCTCTTGATGTATTACTTGCTCGAATATAAACATTTAAATTATTTTCTTCTACATCGACAGAATTAACAGTAAAAGATTGTAAAGCTAGTCCTGTTCCGTATAAAGTCACATATTCAAATGAACCTTCAGTTAGTATAAAGTCGCCTTGTAATAGTACGTCATTGACGTATCTTAGTGTAATTGCATTCAAGTTTGTGAATGTGTACCCACTCGGTGAACTAGTGAAAATTGAATTAGCTGGAATAGTAACGGTCGCATCACTCGCAAAAACTACTTGGCCAGATTCATCACCGTAGTATTCCATCGTGCCTGTAAATTGAGATGATATTTTTCTCTTTGGCCTATATCCCATTGTCTTTGCAATCGAGATAGCGTTCTTGCGGATTTCTGTTGTGTCAAGAAAAATATTATTTGATTTTTGAACATTTTGATAACTAAGCAACATTGCAATATATGACATAGATTCTATCATATAACTGATGTTACTACCGTCGAAATCAAAAGTTCCCTGATAGTTTGAATATTCCTTGAGATAATCCACTACGCCCTGTCGAATATCTTCAAAACGTATAATATTTAAGGCAAACTCGGCCATTTTTATTTCTCCTTACAATTGTCAAAATGCCATCTTATGAAAGCACCATTTCCACCCTCTTTTTTACAATATGGACATGTTAATATTTTTTGTTTTTTTCCGTACATAGGATTTCCTTTTCCTGTAACTGCTTTTTTAATATTACTTTTCCATTCACTAGTAATAACAACATTTTTCCTTGATTCTTTCATTTTTTGTATAGTTAATTCAGAATGTTTTTTATTATACATTCCATTATCTTTTCCTTTATGTTTACCTTTTTGAGCTAAACACAATTTTTGTATATGCTCTTTAGATTTTGGTTTCCCTTTTTGTGCTTTACTCATTTTTTCTCGTTGTTGTTTACTTTTAGGAATTCCAAGATGCGAATCACTCGCCAATTTACTCATTTTTTTTCTATATTCTTCATTTTCCCATTGTTTTTTTGCTTTTTCTGAATTTTTTAATTGTATTATTTCTTCTTTTCCAATTCTTCCAGATAAACCCAACCAAGCAATTTTATCTTGCCAACGGTTATATTTTTCAAAAAGTTTTTTATGTGCTGTAGCGTGTTGTTCAACTGTTAATAAAATAATATTTATTAGATCGTCGGTACCGCCCGCATGTCTTGGTATGATATGATGCTTATGTTTCATTACCTAATCTCTTTCAATAACTTTGTAAGTTGTAACGGGTTTTCAGATTCTTCGATTCTAAAATTAATATCGATAATGAACGTATTGTCATTCGGAAGTGGTGTTATTTCAACGTCCAAATCTAGTGCTCTAGGCTCATATTTTGAGATTGATGATTCGATTTCTCTTAGAATTTCGTGCGAAGTGAAAATGTCGATAGGCTCGTAGATATACTGAAGAAGATCACAACCAAAATCACGCTTTCTGTATACACGAGATTTTTTTTCAGTCGTAATAATATTCAATACAGAATCTAGAACAGATTCTTCATTTATTGATTTTTTGATATCTAGGTCTGTGTCGCTTACGGTTTGACCGGTTTTCGATAGGTCAAAGTAAGACGTTCTTATAGATTGAGCCATATTATTAAAAATTGTTGTTGTTTCTGTTTATTTATAATATCTAAACAGTATCAACTAATATGGCTAATAATTTCTATAGGCCCGGTGAGATTTATATCGACGTGAACAAATTTTGAGGTAATTTTGAGGTAATCAGTAGATACAACTATCTTGTTCAATATCTCTTCAGGTGGACCCCGGAATACTTTCGATATTTTCTCAAGGATAAGTTTATCTACCAATTCTTTAGTGTTCTTTATATCCTCTACTGATTTACATGGGATTTGTTCGTATAAAGTAGAGAATGCAAGTACAGATTCTTCTATCTTAATACTAGGCTTAATCATTATACGTCTTGACGTTTGATCCCTTTGTCAACTACTTTTTCGTCGCTTTTCTTGAGTTTTTTTGATTCTTTGCCTTTTTTGTCTTTGTCTTTTACAACGCTTTTGGCTGGAACGTCTCGACCAGGATTCTCAGCACCCATATCTTCACGCTTAAGTTCTTCTTCGATATCTTTTTCGAACATGTCTTTAAATTGGTTTTCCATCTTTTCTCCAAATATTTTTATTTACTTTATTTATAAGACCATTAAATCTATTGCAATTCTTATTGTTTTGTAATCTGCGCCCTCAAATATTACTTTATACCAACAGTATTTATCTTTGATCTCTTCTTTATCGACACCTTTAATCCGTGGTCGTTTCATTTCATCCCAAAAATCTTTTTCGATCTCTTCTATAGTCAACGGCGTACCCAAATCTTTAGCGTATTTAACGAAAGCTTCACAAAATTCTTTAGGTTTTAGCCCTTTATCGTACGGCGATTTATGTGTTTGTTTCATAAAAATCTCAATTCAAGTGCGACCCTTTCTACTGAACTATTTCTATTTTCAAGAAGTTCTACGTACCAGCAATATATATCAATTAGCTCATTTACTCTATCTGGTTTTTCTTTCATACGCATTTCCAAATATTCACCAGCTCCTTTCATTGTAACATTATCAAATATTTTATTGTGGTCTTTAATATATCTTTCAACCTCATCTTTTTTTGTGAACATTATAAAAGCCTCAATTCTATTGCTGCTAGTTCAACCCTGAAATCTTTACCTTCAAGAATTTCTTTATACCAACAGTATATGGTAAATAGTTGATCCTTCTCATCTCCTTCTTTGGTACTTCTCAAAACCTTAAAAATTTCTTCTTCAACTCTTTCCATTGTTAAGTCTTTGCCTGCATTTTTAAAATTCTCTGCATTTTCAAGAATTTCTTTTTTATTTTTTATCATATTATTGTTCATATTAATCTGAATTCAAGAACAGATTTTTCAAGCTCATAATTACCACCACACAAAATAACTTTGATCCAACAGTACGCTTCAATAGCTCGTATTAAATACATAATATTCGATTCACCGAGCTTCCTTGCGTGTTCAAAATATATATCGTAATCGTGTTCTAATTTTTTCCATGTAACTTCAGTTCCACCTTCACGCATACAATCAATGACTGTTTTCATTCTTTCACGAGTAATAGGATCACTAATATTTGTCATTTGATCTTTATCTCCTGATATAGTTAATATTGTATCTGAATAACACCATCTAAACACATTTAATTCACTCTGTCCAGCTATTTTTAGTGCATCTAAAAGATTATTCACCGGTTTGTACCAAGTTCCAACTGGAAATTTAGTACCTTTTGAGCCGTACTGAATGTTGATATTTACAGATAAGATAACTTGATCATTTTTCATAATAATTGAAACTCTAAAGCGGCTTTTTCTATATTGTAGTCAGCGTCAAATAGAATTTCTTTCAGTAAACAAAATGCGTGAATGTAAAATTCTAGTTTACTTTTACTAGATTTAGTTTGATTAAAAAATAAAAAATAATCTTTTTCGATCTCTTCCCATGTAGGCATACTATTTGCTTTTCTTCGTTGAATAATTATTTCTTCTAGACTTTCTTTAGTTAAGGATTCTATGTTGTAATTTTTCATTGTTATAATAACCTGAACATTAAAGCTGTCAGTTCATTTTCGAAGTTTTTACCATCACTGAGAATGATTTTGTACCAGCAATAAGCTTCTAATACTTCTTGCTCTGGTTGATAAGAAGATACATCAATCATATTTTTAAAACGATCTTCAACCATTTCGAATGTTAAATCTTCTTCGTGTGATTTATTATACGCCTTTATTTTATCTATAGCTTGTCTTCTGGTTACTTTTCGTTTCATAATTCTAATAAATCATTAGCTACTCTTACTGTTTTATAATTTCCACCATTAAGTATAACAATAAACCACGCATAGGCGCATCTGACACCTTCTTTTACCTCTTCTCTTTCATCACCGTTAATAATCTTGATATAATCTCTTTTTATTGTTTCTAGATTTGGTTCACTACCCTTTGAATAGTGATCTTGAATCCTTGCTAATACGTCTGTTTTTGTTGAAAGAAAAGCATCAATCATTACATCTCCATAAAATCTAATATTATTTTGTGTTTTTTGTAAGTTCCACCCAACATGGCTACTCTCCAGCAAGCAATTATTTTATTACGTGTATCTATACTGTAACGATTTTTTAATACATAACGCCAATTATTTTCAATTGTATTAAGAGTGTCATAAATATCACCGTCTGCTAAATCTTCCTGGATTTCTTTTATCATTTTTTCAGGAGTAATTTCTTTCCAATAGTCATCTGATACTGTCTCTCTTTTCATTACATTTCCATTAGTTCTAAAGCTAGTAGCTCGTGCTCTATGCTACCATACCCACGGTATATTATTTTGATCCAGCAATAGGTTCTACGAATATATTCTTTATCCCAATCGCTTTCTGATGGACTACTTGATCTATTTAAGAGATATTTGTACTCTTTCTCTAATCGCTCAAAAGTGTATTTCTCTCCTCTTGCCTCTTCCAAAACCAACAATCTTGCTTCTACATCTGCTCTTGTTGGTTTTGGTTCGAATGCAATAGGATCAAATTTTGGTCTGATACCCATCTTAATCAAACAAAGATTTGTCAATTCTTATAAAAGGTACACCTTTGATTCCCATGTCCATTTCAAAAAAACTGATATTCGGATCATTAACCACGACTATCATTTTATCTTCATCGACATCGATTGAGAAATCGGTAACATTGCGCTCTTGCATAGATAGTGCCAAATCGCTTAAATATTCTGGATCAATTTGATAAACGTATTTGTCATCATCCATATAATCTAAGAATTTATCTTTGACAGGTTCAAGGATTTCTTTCGTTACAAATTCCTTTCCAGCTTCTTTTATACTATCCGTTGCAGCATCAATAATTCGATCAGCAATCAGTTGTAAAATTATTGAAGTTGTTATAATCATTTTTTCTCCTTATATTAGAATTGCTTCAATTCGTGGATCTTCTAATTCTTGTACGACTTTGATATTTACTTCATCGTCATCGTAAAATTTGATGTGCTCAAATCCCATCCGATTAGCAAATATTTCTTGTAGAACAAATGCTTTCAGATATTCATTTCTTAGTATCCTTAAATCAAGATCTGTTAATTCATTCAATGAATTTATTGTTGCTTCATCTCGAACAGCGAACGTGTACTTCTTTCTGAGTTGTGTTCTTGGAATTGGTTTTAAGACTCCGTGTGGATCTTTGTATTCAAGGATAGATTTTAAGCCGAAAAGGACACCCCTTTGATCACCCCTAGCAGTCAATATACCGATTTTATCACCCCGGTTAACTGCATTGTCCAATTCGGCAAAAATATTTTTGTTTACTTTTCCGTTTGCTATGGTTTTGTATACATTGTCAAACCCCTGAAAATCGTCGTAGTCAACTTCGGCGTCTTCTGATAGGGTTTGTCGGATTTCAGCCCACTCTCTTGTTGTTGCTTCGTGCCATTCTTCTGAAAGTGGATCTTTGTACCTTATTTTAGCTGATGAGTGTATCAAACAATCATCGACATCAAATACTGAAATAATTTTTTTTTCTTGTATGTATTCTTTGAAATTCTCCATTCGTTACCATTATAAAAATTGATTCGTTAATATACAAGGCTAAGGTTAATTCTGTCTTGTGGAAATACTTATAGAATCTCCTTAAGCCTCTTACTACTTTAGCGTAATATTCGGCCTTATTTTTACTTCCATTGTACGATGAAACAGCACAATGAAATAGGTTGATGTAACCTTTTTCTTTAATTATACCACGCTTTATCCAGTTTTGGCAATACTCTTTTTTCTTCTGGAAAATAAATGTACCGGCGTTGATGTTTATATACGGTATATATAAATCTCTAGTTCGACCAACAATTCCACGCTTGATTAAATTATCTTTATTTCTTTTGTTTTTTATCCAAACAGTTCTGTTGATCTGCATTAACCCATAATTTCCTTTGCTTCTAGCCCAACGATTAAAATCACTTTCCACTTGATTAATGACTAAAATTACAACCGGATCGTGATTTCGTTTAGCGGAATACTTGATAATGTTCTGACTTATCAGTTTTACATCCATTGTGGAAATTTTCGGGTTTTCAGCTCTTATGTAATCTTCGAAATTGTTTGCGTACGCAAAAAAAGAGTAAAAGAATACACAAAAAACCAATATTGATTTTTTTAACATACATCCTCAAAATTTAATTAATAAAAGATTGATTCCTTTACAGGACTTATCCTATAAAGAAATCTACGGGTAACGACAATTCTTCCCTAAGTTCAGTCTCCAGTTTTTCTATTTCTTCTTTCGCTTCGGTTAAAATAGTTTGTGCATCGGTCGTTAGACCACCCGGCAACATAGACCCCGTATATTTGGTAAGATTTTGACCCCACTGATATTTTGTCAGTGCGGTTGAATAGTCCCTTATCCAGTGATGATCATATATAGGTGAAGTATCTGTTTTGTCTACATACTCATAATATAAAATACCCATCTGCATTGATGTTATTGGTATCTGAATAAAGGTTAATTTTTTGGTAGTTGTGTTGTAATTAAATATTTCTTTAATTCGTAAATAGAAATTTATTGTCTCAATTTCTTGACGTGCTAGTTCTAATGTAAACAGTCCACCTGTCTTTGTCAAGTGCATTCCGTATTGATCTGCTAATAAACGTCCCGGAAAAACAGCATCAAATTTGTATTCTGTTGTATTGTATACGTCACGAATTGAATGAACATCTTCATCCATTGTGTAACTTCTTGTTCCAGCTTCAACGTTAATAGTCTTAAACATTAAATTAGTACCGTCATCAGCGTGTTCAATGAACGTATCAACTGTTCTATTAATTGCGTGTCTAATCTGTTTTTCGTGAACTTCAACTCGAATTACGGGTTCACCAAGCCGTTCTTTTATATACTCTATCAATTCAGATAGAGAGTTTACATAAGCCATATTAAATTACTCAAAAAGAATTATTTTTTATTTTTTTTACCCCAAGCACTCTTTTTTTTCTTAAATGCTGGTTTGACCTCTTTTTCGACTTCTGTTTCTGTTGTTTCAGTCTCTTTTTCGGCCTTTTCTTCTTCTTTTATTTCGTTTAATACTTCCGGTTTTGGTGCTGGTTTTAATTTAATTGGTGCTGGTACTTCAGTTAATACCGCTGGACCATCAGTTGATTCACCTTTAACTTCAATAAAAATAGTCGGATAAGCTGTTGCTATTGCTTCGTTTTCGATTATTTGGCCATGTTTAAATACTAAATTTCCACCTATTGATGGTGGTGATATCTCTACTTGTACACCATTACGTGCGTGTGTTACCCACTTTGCCATGATATTTCCTCTTTAATTTGATTTTGTGTGGATGACAGTAATTGCCGTTAAAATCACAATACTGACAATTCCAACTTGCATTTAGATCGAAATCTTTCTCAGATTCAATCATCTGTATTTTATTTATAAAATATTGTTTAATATTCTCAAGCTCTGATCTCTGGTAGATGAAATTAGTCTTTACACTGTGTTCCACGTAAAATAAAGAGCTATCAACAGTATTTATCTCTGGGTATTTTAATAATATCCATAGTGCGTACAATTTTAATTGATCACTTTCAGTTTTGTTGTACACTTTACCTGTTTTCCAATCAAGAATTTCAGCTTGATCACCATTTAAACAATAATAATCCACAAAACCTCGAAATAAAGAGGATTTTTCTGTTCCGAATCCTTCACTAATTTTTAGTGTTTCTTCTCGGCTAACATTCTCCTTTAATAATAGTGTTTGAATAGCTGTATCATTAAGAATTTTTGTTAATATTTTTTTCCATAGTTTGCGTTCTTTATCACCAGCTAATGAAAATTTAAACCTTGTATTTGGTATCTTTGGCCAGTGTTCTAACGCAAAATGAATATATTTTCCCTTTTCAAAGAAGATCTTAGGTACTTGCGGTACTTTAATTTTATCTATGTACTTTAATTTGAATTGTTGTTTACAATTATCAAAACATCCAAGTTTTGATGCTGAGTATGGCATAATTACCTTTAAAAGTGATTAGCCGCACCCCGATATGGAATGCGGCTATTGTTCTATTAATCTTCGTCTAATGAAGCAATAAAACTCTGAACTGTTTCTGCATTACCGCTTGATTCTTTTGTATCACTCGGTGTTGCATCTTTTGTATCTGCATCAGTTGCAGTTGGTTCTTCGAAAGGTATGTCATCCTCTTGAAATGTATCATCGGATGTTTGTGTATCGCTTTCTTCAATCACTTGAATACCAAGTTCAGCACCCAAAATACTACGAACTTCTGTTGCATCTGGATAACTGTCTTTTGCCGGGAAATCTTCTAATCGATAAGTTTGACTCATAATATCATCAATTTTTTCATCACGCTCTGTCTCATCGATAATTTCACCAAACAAAGGTGCTTGAGTTTTAAATTTTGAAGCAGTGTAAGTATGTTTAATTCTACCTTCACCGGGTATAGCTTTGTAAAGAAAATCCGCCCCTTCGTCAAAATCACAAGGCATATACTTAACGATTTTCTCATCATCTAGCTCATCTTCTACTACATTTTTTGGACCGTTGATTTTAAGATCAATCATTTTTTTGACCATCGGACCATAATCAAATAGGAAAATCTTTCCATCATTATCTGGTTCTTGAGGATCTTTTACTACTAAAATATTTGAAATAAATCTCGGACCACGTTTCCTATCATCACCTTTTTCTTTATCGCTGTCGTACGGTGAGTTAAAAAGTTGTGATACTTTTGTACATACAGGACAATCTTGATTGATTGTTGATGCACAATTTCTTACGTAAAACCTAACTTGACCGTTCTCTTCCCATTTGAAAAAATGTCGGAAATACATTTGAAAGGTAATACCATCTTGATCAGGCATAAATCTAATTATAGCTGATGCTGAATGAGTCTTATCATCCACTTTAAGTTCCCAAAATCGACTATCAGAATAATTCTTTCGTTGATTTTGTTCTCTTTTTTCCATCTCTTTTTTGATTTTTGCGAAATCAAATTTTTCTCTAAATGATGCCATTTATTTTTTTCCTTTTTTTGAATTTTTTTATTTTTTTATTTTTTTTGAATTTTAGCTATAAGTCGCTTTCATTCATCTACTAAAAGAATTCGTCGTTGAACGTACTCTTCAAGTTTTCATTTTTAACCACCCGCTTTTTCTTGAATTCAGCTTTAATCTTTTCGATTAACGGGCGATTCAGATCTAAAACTATTTCTTCTGGATCGTGGCCATTCATCTCACAATATTCTAGAAACGATTCAATATACGTTAGTCCTGTTCTTTGTTTGTGGCTTTCAATATGATGATCCATTCCTTTAGGCATATCCACTCCAAAATAATAATTAGTCTGTATACTTTATTATACACGGTATTACTTATAATTGTCAAATACTGTTACAGATCAATTAATTTTAGAGCTTCTATTTTAGCTGGTTTAACAGTCGGCATAGGATAAGAGTTAATAATACTCAATTTAATAGAAAGAGGTTGATCGGGATCATCTAAAAAACAGTTGTCGTGCCACCCTGTTGTTTTTGTTGGATTTGTTTCCAATGAAGCGTACACAACATCTTCATTAGAGATTTCTTTTTTAGAGATCAGTTTTTTACAATATATACATATCATAATTCACCTAATTCGTGCGAAACAATTATTGATTTTAATTTAGAAAATTCTCTGATAATATTTTTTTCTGTTTCGTTCAATTTTTTTCCGTATTTTTTATCACTTAGTAAGTTGTAGTATTGTTGAATTGCACGATTTTTTGTTTCTGGTTCTATATTTTTGTTTTTAAAAAAGCACTTAGGGTGAAACGGTAATCTTTTATCACCTATTGAATCTATCGGTTGATATGCTCGAATGTCTCCATCGTATATTCGTTTTTTGCATTCTCGGCATATTACGTATGTTTTTTTCTCTTTCATAGCATTGTAAATTCGAGTTTTAGTAGTTCTTTTTCGAATAAGTCAAGCGCATTTTTATATTCAGGATCACGAATTCTGCGATAGTACAAAACAAATTCTTGTTTATCTTTTATTGGAATATTATTTGATTTCAGGTAACATTCAATGTGATATTGATGACTATATAAATGTTGAATACGTACACTACCTTCTGGAATCAATGCGCCACAAAATTCACAATGATCATCTAATTCTTCTTTCATAAATCCATAAAATTTAATGATTTAACTTCAATCGGATAATTAGCGAATATATCTGGATGTTCTTCGATTACTTCTTTTTTTAACTCTGTACTAACCGCTGTAGTCATTAAAAAGCATCTATGATGAAAATGTTTGTCTTTAGAAATATCACCACTTTCATCTTCAATGAGTAATGCATCGTCGGTATCTTTTTTGGGAATCTCTTTATTACAATAATCACAAAAATATTTTATCATAATTTTGAAAAGCTTAGGTTTAAAAGCTCACCGTTAGTAATTTTTCCAATTTTTATGTAATGTTCTATCTCTTCGTCTGTCAGCAAAATCACTTCACCTTTTTTAAACCGACACCACCTATGTTCAGCACGAATACCGAAATTATCAGAATCTACTTCCGGGAAATAATAATACGCACATTTTGTATTATTTGGTATGTTAGGCTCTACCGGTTCGCCACATATTTCACATTTAAGTATCTTATCATCCATTACAGATCCATTAATAGATAAGGTGCCATTTCTTTCTGTAAGAAATTAAAATGTTTAGGAAAATTTTTTAAAGCACCGAGTTTTTCTTTCGGTGGTACATTTTCACTCAATACAAAACATTTATAGTGATAATGAAAATGTTTATGTTCATCTTCACTTCTTTGCGGATTGAAATTGATATAAGATCCAGTAATTTCTTTTTTACAATGATCGCAATTTATAGTTATCATATTGTTCTAAGCCGGATAGCTACAAGCTGACTTTTAGTGAATACACCATCTTTTATATATTGTGCTTCAGCTTCTTTGTTTTTGTAAACAAAGATGGTATGACACGGTGTACACATAACATCGTACGGTTTATTTTTATTAACAAAATCATTTTCATTGCGCATCCAGTGTACGGCATTGGTTAAATCTTTTCTGCAATAATAACAATATATTTTAGGATCTGTCATAATAACCTTAATTTAAGGCTAAGGATTTCAGCTTCAGTGAAAATACCTTTTTTTATTCGATCTTTTTTAACCGATTCATTATTTAATAAAAAAATCAGTACACAATCATTGTGGGCTTTTTGAAATGATGTTCCATCATACGTACCACTACTATAATCATCATCATCCCATAATTTCTTTTCACAAATGGAACACGAACCTATTTTTTTGTATCTCATAAATTTTGTAATTTAATTGCTAAAATTTCGGCTTTAGTGAAAATACTTTTTTCGATAGCACGTTTTTCCATTTTATGAGATGATCTTATAAAAATCCAATCACACAACAAATGAACATATCCTGTATTTTCATTTACTTTGCCGTGAATTATCATCCCCGCTCGGTCAACTGTAATTGGTTTCTTACATATCGAACAGGTAGGCTCTATGTTATAAAATGTCACATTGACTCCCATTTAATTTTTAGAATTTCAGCTTGTGACAGGATATTTTCTTCGATAACTTCTTTTTCGATAATTTCATTTTCTTCTTCAAAAATCTCGTGACAGTGGTAGTGAGCAGCACCTATAACCATTTCTCTTTTACGAGATTTGGAGTTAAGTACACCGTAAAAAACACTTTGCGAATTATGTAATGATCTACCGCAATAATAACAATCACCTTCACCTAATTCACTTAATTTGATTTCGTGAAATTTTTTATTACTTATACCATTACTTCTATTCTTTAAAGTTTTTATTTTCATACTACCCAACATGTATGAAGTTTTCTTTCTTTTTGATCGGTGATAATGCTTACAAAACCCCGTGAAGTTCGGGCTGATATAATGTGCCGGTCTTTCCAATTTTCTCGTTTAACGTGTTCCCTTTTGGTTAGAACTTCAATGACATCTTTTTCCGAGATCTTTCTTAATGCCATTCGATCTCGGAAATGCTCTAAAGCTTTTAAACCAAGAATCTTTTTTGGAACTATTATACGGGTTCTCATAAGACTCCTATAATTTTATAAAATAAAATAATGCTTCTAATTTAGATTTTGATTTGAAGACATACCTATTATCAACCATCCATTGTAAAGTATCAGGTGGTATAGGAGATTTCCATTCAAGATATTTTACAGGAACGTATATTGGCGAATCTTTGGTACTGGTTTTAAGCTTATGCTGTCTTGTTTTTATGCAAAACGGGGCAGAACCTTTACCGCGTGGAAAAGATTCTTCTGGCTGCCTTTTTTCTAAATCTTTAATAATTTCTTTTAATTCCGGTAAATAATAAGTTACTCCATTTAATTTTCGTCGTTTCATATTTGTTCTAAGACATCACTCATCTGATCTGCTTTATCTTCAATTTTTTGGATCTTCTCAGAGATGTCAATCCCTTCAAGTTTATGAGCTTTAAGGCCAGCGGCTTTTTTAAATACCGGTGGATTAATTAAACATTTAGTCTCAACTTCGGCTGAAACATCTTCAACTTCGCTTTTCAGTATTTCAGAATGTTGTTTAGATTTTTCCGATTGCATAAGCAAATACGAAAGAAGAGCTTGATCGGTTGTCGGCATCGGATCTGTGAAAAGTGCATCCCACATTTTTTGAACTTTCGAATCACGATTTATAGGCGGACATAAATTCGTAGAAGTCAATGTCATTCCGTGATTTCCAAGAATACGATCAATTTCACCTTTTCGTCCGGCTAGATCGTACCACTTAGCAACAGTAACAAATTTCTCTAGTAATTCATTCAGTCTTCCTTTTGAATCTGCTTTCGGCCTACCGGCAACATAAAACATAAAATTACTGACTAACTTGAATATTCCCGGTTTTTCGTTGAAAATCATTTTAAATAATTTTCCTATTTCTCCTACCTTTTTACCATATACCTCACGAATGTCAATGTTTATTTCGGCGGCTTCAGTAACCTTGTCATCAAAAAAATCTTTTTCTTTCATTTTTTTCCTTTAGTTAAATTTGTATAAATTCGATTATTTCATCTATATTTGGGTACTCATTTTTACCGTACCCGCTCTTTAGTAGCCATTTAAGACTATTTAAAGACATTCTTGGATTCCAATTTGCTGTTGGTTGATTGATAATTTCTTCTTTGTATTCTATCGGCCAATCATGAATCATCATATCTGGCCTAGAAAAAATATTTACTAATTCTACGTACAATTCGATTGTTATAGGTTTTAGCATTGTATCGTAAATAGAATCTTGCATGAATCTGGTTTTTTCTCTTTCCATTATAAAAGCATTAAGTCCCTTGTGTGCTGTGGTACATCATCGGCTATAAGATAACCAAGCTGATACAGTACCACTTTGTTGTGAAAATTTATTCCTTCATCCCAATATAAATCTAAAACTCGATTTGAATCGACTGTATCTGTTCTCATCCAAATTATACCACTCTGTGTACAAAAAAAAGTGTTTTCTATATTCACAACGTGTTTATAAATTTCAATAGTTGGTGCAACCAAATGAACGTATTTTGGTATCTCCATTATTGAGCAAGTTCGCTCTGGCCCACGTTCAAAGACAAAATAATCATCAAGAACAGTCAGATGACCTTGCACCTTTTTAGGTGGGAGTATTTCTTGTAATTTTTCATCCCAAAGCATATCTTCTTTAACCCATTCTGTTCGATTTCTTATCATTCTTTCATTGTACGATTTTATCATCTGTTACACTTTTCATATCCTGTAATGTTATTTCGATTTTTTGCTTTTGGAGTTCTTCACCAATCCGCCTGTGTGTTGCTTCGTCTAGCTCAGTCTCGATAATATCCGCTCTTAGGTGTGAAGCAATGAACAATTGCGGAATGCTTTCTTGAAGTACACGTTGTTTAATTTTTTCGGGATCGTCACCACGTTTTTCCATATTGGCGGCACACTCTTCTCTTGGAATATCCATATAGATTATTTGCAGTTGTACACTCGTGAACAATCGGTGCATAATGTATTGGTTGATCTGAAGTGCACCCATTACCTCAACCACGGCAATTACGTCTTGATCGTCTTTAAGTAATTCAGCACTTGTCAGTCCGTAATATTCACCATCGTATTCAGCGGTTTCAATGTAATCTTGAATCGCTAAAAAATTCTCTTTTGTTACGAATTGATAATCAACTCCATTGACTTCGTGATCTCTTTTTTCCCTTGAAGTCACTGATACGGCCTTTCTGTATCCGTAATGTTTGCATAAATTTTCTTCTAATATTGTTTTCCCAGATCCGCTCGGACCTATAATTAAGACTAAACTTTTCATTTTATTTTTCCCTCTTTAGTATTCATAGTAAAAATAACCTCTTTATTTTTAGATTTTTCTATTACCCAATTTTCCACAGTATTAGTATAAGGACATTTTGGAAAATCATCATCACCCGGTTCTACCCAGGTTGCAACAGGACCGCTCATTGTAATTTTACAAGTTCCAAATTTACAGTTACAATTTTTACAAATGTATGTATAGTTATTACTCATCAATGCTATGCCTATTAAAATGTATTCTAAACCATTTACTTATCATCATAACAGATGGTTTGTATCTTGTCAAAGGATTCCCACAATACGGACAAAATTCGAACGGGCCTTGTGTGTATTCAAGCCCGCTGTGGTTTGTACTATTGTTTTGTTGTGCAACTATTTCGTCAAGCCCTCTGTCAAATTTAACGCAATTTGGACAATGCAGCTTCCCGTTTTCCTCTTTCCCACTCTCTCGTATTTTCAGGTGAGCTGAAGATGGAGAAATGACAATTTTTATCATTCGGTCCATTATTTGCACAATCTTTGCCGAGTTCATAAGCTTGGTATGGGTAGATAGGTTCACGTACAAATTTCTTTACAGTTTCTTTTATTTGGTCAAATTCATTATTCATAATTACCTTTGTTGAAAACGCTTGTCATCAATGTAGATTATTAATGTGTTTTCAGATCGAAGTAACAAGACGTTTAAATTACAATGCAAAATATTCTCAATTAAAAATTCTCGCATTTCCAATGAGTACGGAAATTTTTCATTGTGTGCGAGATTCGTTTTATCTTCATGATTACCGTACCAATAACCAATTTGTATCTCTTTAAACATTATAGTACCATGAATATATGTTTAGGGTCAACTTCTACATAATCGCATAGAAGTGGTTTTGCTTGCACAGCTTTTAATTTTTGATTATTTGTTAAGCATCCAAAGGCTATTTGTAACCAGTATATATGGCTTTTGGTATCTCTTCTGTCTGGATACAAAGAATGTAGATCTGTATTTTTAATACAATCTTTAAAATATTCACTGAGAATATATTGACAAAGTTCTTCCAAATCGAGTAATTCTTTTTCTCTTTTATTCATAATTCCATTAGATCTCTAGCGGTATGATTAATCCGCATACGATGGGTAAAGTCTTTTAAAGATGCGAATTCCTTGATATTGTAATCTGTGTATGTCCAATGAATCGGCCTTTCATCTATTGGTATATTATCCCAATATATTCTATAATAACTTAAATCTTCAAAGTAATATCGGTAAAATGGTCTGCCTGTCCTTTTACCGTTTCTTCGAATTCGATGAACTTTGCACGTAAACCGAGTCTTATCGATTTTATCTCTTTCTCGGATTCTGATATTAGTGTGTATATTAAAATTCATAATTCAGTGAAGGCAAGTTTAAGAGCTTTTAGAACTATTTCGTGATTCGGTGAAAGTATCTTACCGATAAGTTGGTAATCATCCATACATTTTAAAAATATAATTTGGTGTTCTGTTTTGTACGTCAAAATGTAATAAGCTTCATAACTTCGTAATAATGAAATACCATGAACAGGTATAAAAAACTTATTTTTTTTATTTCCGTGTGATAAATCTACATCTTTGTAATCGACAATCAATACTCTCTTGATGTGTTTACTACTCGGTACACTAGTGATATCCATTTCATAATTCCATTAAATCTTCAGCTGTTCGGGTAATTAAAATTTTTGTTCGCATTTCTTCCAGTGAAATATACATAGACAAATCATATGATTGATGTTGTGGGTATTCTTTACCATTTTCACTTATAGTAAGAAAATAATGCCTGTAAAAAGGCAATCCTATTGGTTCGTCGCTTTGATGATCATAATAAATCATCAGACAAAATCTTTCGAATTTGTCGTCGAGTGATCTAAGAATTTTTGTGATTCCTTTATGATTCATAATTCTAAAAAGTCTTTGATTATACTACATTTCAAAAGATACTGAATTTTTGCATTTCGACCGGACCAGATCCGGCCAGAAAAACAATTTGAAGTATCTTTCATAAAAAATGCCTGTTTACCGTCTGTTAGGATGATGAAATCACAATCGTATACATCGCCGTACTCGATACCCTTCTCCATAAGAAAGTTCGATTTGGTGCTGTCTGTGGATAATACAGCACTATGATTTAAGATGGTATCTATACTTTTGACATCGATTGTGAGAACATTCGGATTTGTGTACGCATTTTTTAAATCTCTTAATGAGAATACCGGTGCTGTTGATGTCGTGTAATATTTCATAAATTCATTAATCCGTTAGCTGTATTTTGAAGTTTTATGTACCGAGCAAAATTTTTTAATGACGAAAATTCATTTAACTCGTAATCGTAAAAGAGAATTTTTTCTTCGTATACACCTGTAAGTTCTCTTGTTTTTGGATCTTCTCTCCATCCTTCTAATGTTCTACTAACAAAAAAACATCGATAAAAAGGTTCTCCAACTAAATTTGCGTTTTTATCTACAAATTGAACATAACATACTGCATTATTTTTGTCAATATGTATTCTATTAAGAATAGCTAGGTTTTTTCTTGGTTTGATTCTCATAATGCAATAAAAAGATATTTTAATAAAATTTCGTAATCTTCATCTTCGGGCGTCCACGGGTCATAACTAAATGATATAAAATGATTATATCGATCTTTTAAAACAATAATTTTATTTTCATCGTATGCTAATATCAAATCTGCATGTTGAAATGTTTGTCTCGTTTCAATTCTTGCTCTTGACATAACCGCCTGAGATAAGATATTTCTTGGTAATGTACCACTCCAATCTTTTAGCGGAAAGGCAATTATTTTTTTGTACTTACCCATTCTGTAAGGTTTACTGACCTGTGACATCTTTCATCTTATTAATTAATAATGCACCATAACTGTCGATTAATAATGCTATGGCCAGCATAACACTGTAAACAACCAACATAAAAATGAAATGATTGATTGCAGCTACTATCAACGCACCGCATACAACTAAAATATAAGCCAATTTTAAGCCCGGTGAATCGGCGCGTTCAACCCTAAGCTTCATTGTATTCTTGAGTACCTTTTTAACCTTGATTTTATCAGCTAATTTTGTTATACGCCCAACAAAAAGATACGCGGTAATAAATGTAATAAGCGTAAAACATACACCACCAGTAAGCATACCAATCAAAATATTCGATAATAATATAGCCGTTGGTGTAACTGCATAATGTGCGCTTGAAGCGACAACGATATGTATTAATATCGATATTGTGTATTTTATTTGCTGTTTATTCACTTTTGTCTCCTTGTAAATAATTATCGATGGTTTGACCGGTGTGTGATAATATGTTTTTTCCAACAAGTCGGGTGTAACAAGATCCTAAATAAATCAACCCAAATATCCAGCGACCGGTCATAAAGGATACGAAACACATCACAATATCAACTGCAAGCATAAACATATCCATAGAAATATTTATTTTGCACATTCCAGTGTACCCCTTTAAAATACGTTCACGTTGTGCTTTGAGATGTTCTATATTTTTCCGGGTGTATATTTGACTCGTTCGATTTCCATAAACAAAATAAAAAAATTCAACGACAACAGTAGTAGCAAGCATTTGGAATAACCACATTCCAACTAATACTGCAAAGAATCCACCTGATACATAACCTAATAAATACATCAGGGTTAAACCGTCACCGGCAATAGTTAATAAGAAATGTCTCCAGTTTGTGTCATTCATTTTGTCTCCTTTGAATTAACTGCATCTTTCATGTTAATGAAATTTTTGATATCTTCTATTATATCATAAGATATCTGCTCATCATACCTGAGATTGATTTTTGAAAGTAAAGTGTATCTTGCAAAATCGGCGTGAAGTTTAACAAAAAGATCTTGAAAATACTTCGGTGCTAATTCGAAACTTTTCTTTCTTAAATGACTTAAGATGTTAGGAATAGTGCTGACACTTTCGGTATTTGAATCGTTGAATGCTTCTTTAAGTTTAATCCACAATTTGATATTCGGATTACTGATCTCTTCCAAAAATAACGGATTTACTTTATACATTTTTTCAATTGTTCGGGTAAACTCGCTATCATGAAATACAACTCTTGAAAGCATCTGTCTCTTATAAAAACTATGCGATAATGTATAGTTCTGAATGAGATCATCGATATGCATAAACTCAGCGAAATTTTCAACGTGCTTTAGGTTCGGCTTAGACAGGCAAATAAAACTTAATTTTTCATCTTTGAGATAATGTCTCTGAGCGAAACGAATTATTTGATAAACTTTTTTCTCGTGTGCATCTCTTTCATCATGTAAAAAATAAACGTACGTGTGATTTTCTCTCAGATTTTTAATGTTAATTGTGTGTCTTTTTCGGTTGTCATAATCATTCATATAATGATAGCAAGAAATTTCTTCAGGATCTTTTTTTGTACGTTCTGCTTTCAGTTTAGCGTAAGGCTCAACATCTGATAGTTTTTTTAACTGAAGATCAGTAATTATTTTCTGAAAAGCTACTAAATCAGGACTAGCAGTAACGATTTCAGCACCGAATGAGTCAAGTGACATGTTAGTTGTAGTTTCCGGTGAAACAAGATAAATTTCTTCTTTATTTTCTTTAAGCAATATAGTGCGTACACGATTGTTAATTCTAACACTCGTTTCATCTGGGTCCACGTAGTAATAGTGACCGTACTGAAGTTCATTGACATCGAAATTTTCTGCATCGTGTTTTCTCAGTAGACCTCTTTTATCACCGAGAGTACCGTACTTGTCAGTTTTCGGCCTTAAACGTTTAATAATAACATTTTTTACGTGTGCACCAACAAAATGACCGGATATTAATGCATAGTTATCGTATTTTATACCACCAGTTCTTTTTAAACCTTTGATTTTGTCTTTGAATTCAATGAGATCTAAAACTGAATTGACTTTTTCGTATTCGGTTTCAATAAATTCGTCGATGGCTTCTTGCTCGAATGTTGCTACAGTGGCTAGTACACCTTGGTTAGCTTCGTTTTCGGCTACACCTTCACGATTAGCGGCTATCTCGATACCCCAATCTTTGTCAGCTTTAAGGATAACGTGACCACTCCAAGTTGGCATTTTAATCTTGTCTCTAAGATCAGTCATTTCAGTAATCCGGCTTAGATGACCGTCAAAAGGGATTCCATCGACAACTAAAGCAAACCTGTTAATATCTAAATCACTTAATGTCTCATCGCTTATATAAAGATGATCAGTGATTTTACGAAGACTAGGATTAAAATTTTCAACGTCATTCATATAAGAATCATTATCTTCTAGGTCGTGAAAAGTAACCGGTTCATTCCAGAACATTGTAGTTCTGATAGCGGCCATTATCACACTGTCAATATCACCGTAATCTTTTACTTTGAATGCGATCTCGGTTCCATCCGGTTCAGTGGTCGGGTTAGATCCAAGCTCAGTCAGGGTTCCATTATGATTGTCGTTAATTGATGCACAATAACGTGCTTCTTTACCACCGATAAAGGTAGTAATAAAAAATTCGGTAGTATAAGCCCATGCGGACTTAGCACCGATACCGAAACCACCTGTTTGTCCATCATCAGAAGTTTTAGTCGTTCCGCCGTACTTAACAAATACATCAGCGATTCTATTCGGGCTGATACCCGGTCCAAAATCACGAACCTTAAACCAAAATAAATTCTTTTCTTTATTCGGTACAGTGATTTCAATCGGTACATCTTCTACACCAATTTCACGGTGAGCGTCACGGGCATTAGATATGTATTCCTGTATTGCAGTTCTAAGCGGGTGAGAGTAAAGTTTGTTTCGAAGAATACCAATGATAGTCGAAGCGTCACCGATACCGAATTCAAGAGCTTCCATATTTCTGTCTCCTAAAAGATTTCAAAAGATTTAATTTATAATACAACCCATTATAGGCATACTTAAAATATCTTTGTCAAGTCATCTTTTGTTAATTTAATTTTTCTTTGGATTAAAAGATTTCCTATACTTCTTCTGGCTTGCTTCATCCTGAATTCGGCTGAAGTGTTTGACGTGTGAATGAAAATAATAGGTGGGTCAAAATCGGTTACTGCAACTTGCTGTTCGATCCATAATAAAACATCATAACCGGTACCAGATTCATCGTCTCCTAGATCGTGATCTAGGGATATCTGTTTTACTTGATCGGTTTTCAGATATTCAATTGCACCATTAGCAGTTTTAGTTAATATCCAGCCGGATGGTGGTGTTCTTACATCGTCAAGATAAATTTTCATAGTTTCATAAATTCTTGGTACGTTTTTTCTTTTTCTTTTCTTTTTTTCTTTGTATGTTTTTGAATTGTTATTATTGATCTTATTATAAAAGCACCGGGCCACACACAAAGAACAATCAAAATCGATCCTGTTGTCTGTAACCATTCGAATAAATCATCACCTACTTTTTCTTTAAAGACAGCTACGTAAATAAAGTAAAGTAAACCAACGAAAAAATATATCAAAATACCGATAACAATATTTAATGTCATAAATGCATAAACTCCTTTATTACTCTTTTGTTTTTTTCTATCCTAATCTCTTCTATTTCATTTTTGTAGTACATTACAATCGTCAAAGGAAATACCGCTAATAATACGCACGTACATAAAAATAATAAGAAATATAAACCTCTTTCAATTATACTTTCGCTTTCAAAACACATACCCCACAAGAAAAAAAATGGTGCGCCAAAAGTAAATACTAAAGCTGTTTTTAATGCTTTGATTTTCATAATTCCATAAAATCATGAGCTAATTGTTCATTGATCATATTTCTAATAACACGTTTCCAAACAAAAAAGAAAATAGGAAAAAAAGGTATAAAAACGAGAGTCAGAAAGAAAATAAAAACAGCTATGCTTTTATCTTGTTTGTCCATTTTTTTTCTTTCATCAATTATATACCAAATTATAAAAACTGGAAAGAAAAAACAAAGTAACAACGAGAAAGTATTTTGGTTTTTAATTAATCTTTCCATTACTTCATTGCAAGTTATCATAATTCCTGAAAATCTTTAATAATTTCTTTTTTATGGGTTATTTTTTCTTTGTGTCGAGTTATCTTCAGTAATATAAAATAGAAAACCGGGATAGAAATAGGAAACAAACAAAATAAAAAAAGACTTGAAATAAGTGCACAGAACAATTTAAAATGATCCAATTTATCCCATACATCAAAATTGTGAATATAATCAACTGGTAGTTCCCAAATTCCCTTAAGCACAATATCAAGAGTGTCCTGGTAAATTAATCTTTTTGGCTTTGTTTCTTTCATAATTGAATAAATTTTTTGATTAAATATGTTTTGTATTTGCGGTGTAAAGTAAAATAATAATACGGAATTGTAATAAAGAAAAAACAAACACCTAAAAGATTTATTAATATCAGCACTGGCATATGGAAGAAAATAAAGCTCCAAACACCATCAAGTATACACATAAACCACATAAAAATCATTCCTAGTGGTAGAAAAAAAGTATACCAAGATGCCGCCATGAAAAAATAAAATCTTAAATGTTTTGTTTTAATTTCACTAAAAAAATCTTCTAGGGCTTGCGGTAAAAACTCGCTGTAATATTCTTTGATTGTTAACATTTAAATTTCGTATTTCATGCCTCTTTCAGCTAAAGCCAATACCAAAATCGGCCATATCAAAGGAAATAGAAATACAACAACAAATATTCTAAGTATCCATAACACGGCACTAAAAAATCCTATTTTAAAATGGCTTGTCAGATTTCTTATTGTTGTTTTACACAAAGCGTTGATTATTACCAACCAACAAACAACACAACCAAAAACGTAGTAACATATAGCTACTACGGTTAATGTTTCAAACATTTTTTCCTTCGACTATTCGATCAAGGACATCTACTAACATATCGTTATAAATGCCGGGATCTACAATTTTGTGAACTTTAACAGTGGTTTTCCAATCGTTGTGATTGATAACCTTAACAAAGGCCAATTCGTAAGTATCGGACCAATCAAGGCCAATATACACATAACCTTTAAATTTTAATCCGTTGACTTTAAACTTGACACTACCCATCGGACCAAATTCTTTCTTTTTGGTGATAGGCGCACCGTCTTTAATCATTTCAAAGATTTCAGTGGGCTTGTCGGTACTAACAAAATTTTTCGCACCGTAAGCCATTAATGCCATAGGATCAATATGTTTGATTTGACTCAGGATAGTTTCGGCAACGATTTTACTCATTTTGTCTCCTTGAAGGGTTTTATCAATTAAGTACACCTTTAATATGCGCCTTTGAATTCACTCTGTCAAGGAAAAAATCACCTTTTCATCAAATCATAATGTAACTGTTCTCGCTCTGTTGGTGTGCAATATTCAGTAACAACTCTGCGAGATAACCGATAACCCAAAGAGCAACTTTCGTATAGAAATTTAACAGCTTTTGTTTTACTATACTGTAAATAAACTTCTTTCACATCAGTTAAAAAAGAAGTAGATATTTTATGTTGTTTCCATCCAGCGAATACAAACATATTGTTACTTTCTTTGTTTATTTTAATTGATATGGTCATAATTTTTTTAATTGATATGCTAATAATTCTGCTTCTGTTGGTAATAGAGTACCTAAATAAAGTTTATCAACTCGAATCAGCCATGTGATTGTTTCTTCTTCACTCATTTTATAGCACTCTCGAAACCACGAAAATAATCGTTGTGCATTACCATATTCTAATATATTATTTCGCATTGTTTCAACTATTTGTGGATCTGGCCTAGGCTGTTTTTGTACAGACTTCATAAATCCCCAAAATGAAATGCAATTTTTTCAGTGTTAGTTGGATTGATAATGTCTAATAAGTTTTCCAAGTTGTTTTCACTTAGCGTTGAAGAAAATTCAATCAACAAAAGAATTTCTATTTCAAATTTTGCGGCATCACGCCCTTCTTTGATGTATACATTTTTAGCTAGGTGCATTATTTTTCTTGAATCTTCATCAGTAATTTCACTCATAAATCACCTAGTCTATGCCCGGTTATTTCCGCTTCTGTTGGTTTACAATGTTCGTTCACAAATGATTCAGCTTTCGGCCAAGTTAAATCCAACATAATTACAATATGAGCTATTGCTCGTTCTTTCCGATTGAATATCCAATGCCTTTTAGCGATCCTAATAATTTCTTGAACATGTTCACTATCTAAATCTACTTCCATTACAGATTACCAAGCTGCATTCCTGTTTCTTCGCTTTGTGTTGGTCGAAATTTATTCGTTAAAGAAAAAGCCATATCCCACAAATCGTCATCGTCAATGGTAGACATTGACGGATCACCTTCTCTTTTTTCGGTTAGTTTTTCTAACACCAATTCGAAAGCGGCATTAAAATTCGTCAATATGATCAGTTTTTTAATACTTTCGATAAAACTTGGATCAACTTCATTAAAGAATTCAGGTTCAATTTCTTCAGTTTGATTAAATTTATAAGTCATAAATCTCCTAAATTAAATGCAATTTTTTCAAGTTCAGTGGGTGTACAAAAATTTCTAACAAATTTTTTGGATTGAGTTGATTCCATTTTTGTGTGCAAAAAAACAAATTTATAAGCCCACACTGGACCAAATTTTATATATTTCTTTTTTGTAGAATTTATAAAATCTAAATCCTCTTCGTACGGTTCATTTGCCCGGTGCATATCAATCAACATTATTTCTCCACAAGGGTTTTTAATCATCATAAATTTGTTAACTCGTAAGCTGCGTATTCACTTGCTGTTGGTTTGATTTGATCGATGACATCTTTTGCTAAACTATGTATATGTCCAAGTGTCATAACCGAGTATGGATGTATACCAGTATTTGCTTTCGATATCATATTCTTAGCGGCTATATCAATAGCTGTGTTTTCATTATGTTGTAAACAAACATCCTTTAAGCTTTGTAAAAACGAAGCTGTATTTTTTTCGGAATTCTGTTTATATTTGTTGTATAATTCTTGTGAATTCATAAGCAACCTAATTCGATAGCGATAATTTCTTTTTCTGTTGGGTAATGTTTTTTAACAAGTTCTTTTGATCTTTTATCAGCTTTGAAAAAATTCTCTTGTGACAGGTAATAACCATTGGCTTTTCTTAATATTTTACACAATTCTCGGCAAATACCTTCTTGTGCAAATTCTTCACCGTGTAAAGCAACTGCTCTTTTTACTTTTCTGATAAATTGTGGTGTATCTGTCCAAGGTACATCAATCATAATTTGCAAAACTCGTAAGCTGCAATTTCAGCGTTTGTTGGTGTACAATGGTTTTGGACAAACCAAGTAGATTTTGAATCACATTCATGTTTATCTTGACAAAATTCTTCGATGGATACCCAAATATGTCGGATAGCACTTCGTTTTCCATATTTCAAAAAAATTTGTTTTGTATTTTCAATTTCGTCTTCTAATAGTTCTTTCATAAATGACCTAATTGAATAGCTACAACTTCGGTTTTACTAGGTATGTATTTGTGTACTAACCTAGTAGCTTCTTCCCATAGATATTCACATTCTTCTAAATTTGGATTTTTCCCAAATTCATTTGCGTCTAGTAAATGAAAATACATGATAAGTCTACAAGCTCTGAACCCATCTAAAGCAATTCTTTTCTTTATCTGTTTGATGAATTCGGGTGTTGCTTTCATAAATCACCTAGATCGAAAGCAGTCCGTTCAGCCTTGCTTGGTGTACAAAAATCATCTAAATAATTATTTGATTCTTCTTTTGTTATTTTTTCGTTGTTGTACACGTATTCATAAATTAAACGCAAGGTTCCACTGGATACGTCTTTGCCGTGTTGTAGCCAAGTTAGTTTTAAATCTTCTCGTACTTTTTCTTCAGATATGTATTCACCTTGATTAGTATTAAAATTTAGTTTTTTGATCATTACATACTCATTAGATCGATTGCCGGATGCACATTTTCCATTTGCTTTTCTAAACACGGAAATTCTTTAAAAGTATTTGCCTGTAAAGTTCCAGATGGATTTTTAATGAAAGCAATTAACGGTGGACTCTTCTCAACGGCTAATTCTTTCAATTCATCTGATAACTCGCCTAGATACTTAGTTATCCACGGATCTTTCTTAATGGCTGTTTCAAGCATCTTATCGGTAGGATTTAGGATCTTAAAAATATACCAAGGTTCGAATCGAAGAATTTTTAACATTTCTTTTTCTTCTAGTAGTTCATCAGTAGGTTCATCTTCGTTCCAAACATCTTCAACGATGACTCTGTTTATTGCTGTTTCGTTTCCAGCTTCATTAGTTAACCGTACAGCCGAAGCTCGGATCAAATATTTTTTGTGTGTACCGGGTGTAGTGTCTTTAAAAGGTGTGTTCTCCAGATTATGTGAACAAAACCAAATTAATCGCTCACCATTTTGTGTCCGCATTTTGATAATTGTTTTTGTGTAACTATCAACTTTACGTACTGGAAATGCACTCTCAAAATACACAATATCACTAAATCGATAAGGTTCAGTTTCCGATTTATCAAAACTACCCATGCTTAGTATTAAAACACCTTTTTTTGTTGTTATTTCTGCTTTATCCATTATCGGAAAAGGGGTAGATGATTCAGGTACATCACTTTCAAAACTTTTTTTTCTTATTGTTTCTTCAGCTTTTCTAGGAATACAAACAGCAATACCAAAATTAGAATAAGGAATCGTTTCCTTTTTCAATACGAATTTCATACTGGATTCGAATTCGTTTTCGGAATTGAGATTTTCGACTAAATCATTAAGAATAAATTTTGTGAGTGTATCGTGTTCTCTTTTTACTTGTGATGGTACTGGAATTTCGAGATCTAATCTATTACGTACCATTTCTTTTGAAGATTTTGAACCCTCAGAAGTAGGGTAAAAACCACGTAACAAATAATCAGACACCGTAGCACTGACAAAATCAGGCAATGAATAATTTGTCTTAGGATCGTAAACAACTTTTTCTTCGATGGTGTTAAACATAAAACTCCTTGAATTTTTGTTTTCTTATATCTCATTATAAACATAAGAAAATAATTTTGTCAAGGGTAAATTACATATCCATTAAGTCAACAACTAAGTCTGGATCTAATATCATTTTTCTGGCTTGTTTGGATTGTTGTATTGCTAAGGCTTGTGTTTTTCTGGAAGGGTTGCTGATACTACCGATAAGTTTCCAATCTTTTTCTATGGCTTTTTGAACACTTTTTTCGGATGGTTCTACTAAGTACAGGATATATTTAGGATTTTCCTCTACCATTTTTAGTTGATATTCTTCGGGTATGTGGCCTTTGAACCAATGAAGATAATAATAAGATAAATCATTATCTTTAATATATCTTGCAACGGCATCAAAATTGGCACCATTTAAACAATCATCTTGTAAGGATACAGGTAGTGGATTCATATCTGTATATTTCCAACCTAAGATATCTCTCATAGTTTTAAAATTTCATTTGTGTACCTTTATTTATCGTTCGTTTGGTGGAGATGTCGGCATCGAAGCCGAGTTTCGGTAACTAACAAAACTAAGATTTATTCACGATTATAGAATTATTTTAATTTTAAAACATTTGTTTAAATAATTCAAAAAACAAATATTCGATCAAGTAAAATGTCCTGATCATATCCTTGATTTATAATCAGTAAAGCCTGAATAAAAATGACATGTTTTGTGTACTATCAGGCATACTGCACAAAACACGTAAATTAAGCCGCTATTGCGGCAAAATTTAAAGAATAATCGCTGTTGTTTGCGTTTATTTTTTAGTCAAATTTTAAGGTAGACCATTAAGACTAACTACCAATCGAATTCTTAATTTCATTCATGTTCCGGTCTTAGCCTTTCACCCCCACATTGTTACTTCTCTAAATCTTGGAATCGATGTAGCTTGATCAACAAATATATACGGAATTTTTTCAACATTTCGTTCAAAGGTTGTAATCATTTTAACTTCTTGCTTTGAAACTTCAAGCCAAAGAAATAACAGTTTATCACCTACTTGAATTTTATCTTTTGTGATATCATCAACAGTTTCTTCTTTTTTCTGTAATCCGTTAATGTCATCATCCGAAAAAGCAACTGCTCTTTCTAGCTGTTCTTCGAAATATTCTATCATTATTTATTCTCCTTTGAATATCCATCTTTAGCCCAACCCCCGCCTTTCAGTGAAAAGTTCGTGCCGGTCGGTACAGCAAATTGCATTAAGCACGAGCATTCTGGACACTTAGGTGGATTTTCTTTTTCTTGGTTATGCTGCTTAAAACTTAGAAATTTTTCTTCGTTATGGCCGCAATTTTTGCATTCTAATTCGTAATATGGCATCTTTATTCTTCTTAAAACTTTATTTATAATTCCATAAGAGTTGCTGCCTGATCCATTACATCCATCGAAATATCAAAATCGTACAAATGTGTAACAGCCCAATATTGACCCAACGAACCGATATGCCCGTTTTTATCTTTTTTAAGTTGATATTTTCTTGTTTGTTTTGTTTTTTTAATTTCGAAAGGATGTGGTTTTTTGTAAAAATAAAGTCTTTTAGATGATAAACAACGAAATGCATAAACTCTTTGAAACTTTACATCTTTACTTAATGTAGAGTTATTCCTATAATACTCTGCCATATATGGTGCGTAATCACATTCTGCAATAAATTTTCCTAAATATTTTTTACGTGTTGAATGTGTACCAACGAGAGCTGTATCACCGGGCTTCATTTCATTTAAACTTTTATGTTCTTTTTTTGCTTTTTTATGAGCTTCATAATCTTCAGTCCCGTATTGAACTAAAAAGAAACCATCATGTCCTAATCTTGTTGCAAGAACATATTTACTTAAAAGTTTCTTTTTAACGATTCCTTCAAAATTTAAAATCCGATTTAGGCATTTAGAAGAAACATCAACAGTAAAATCATCATCGATGCATTTAAGCTTGACACTATAAAACCCTAAAGGACCATCTAAATAATATTCCTTTGGTGTATTATTTAATACGATAGCTTTTTTTTTCGTGTATCTACCATTTTGGTATGATTCAATATATTTAAATTTTTTATCATCCACTAAAGCTTGCACTACATGATTATGTGGATGAATTTTTAAATATTTCCGTATATCGTGAAAAGGTGCTCTTTTTGCTTTCTTTGGTTTTTCTGTTTTTAATTTCATTTTTAATCTTATTTTTTCTTTTTTCATTACAGCATTTATTTTTTGTATTTTAAATGTTGCTATTCTTAGATTTTTTATTCCTTGTCTTGGCATTTTTAAAATAATTCACATGAAGCAGATCCAGAACAAGCTAATTCTTGTGCACCTTGTGTGTAATCCTCAGATTCAAATTGTTCTAAATCATCAAAATTAATATCACTCGGAAAATCAACACATAAGTCTTTGTATTTTTCTTCTGTTATTTCTTGGTATGGTGCTAATTGGTAAACACCTGAATCATAAGGTAGAAAACTGATACCCGACATATCATCCCAATGTGTTCGTACCCATGCTGCCACTTGTAACCACTCTTCATCACGAACGTAAACTGTTATACTTGGTTCGTGCTCACACCAAGAATCTTTTACGATCTTCCAATGCTCTAGTTGTTCTAAAGCTGTCTTATCATATCGAAATGTACACTTTTTGCTCGGTGCTTTTATTGGAAATTCGAAAACAGCTGTTGTAAAATTATCAATTGTTTGTCCATTTTCAGGTTTCCAAGGTACATTCTTTTCGATTAAATATTTTGTTATTGCGTCTGTTGCTGTCGATCTGACTCGACGAATGTAGTACGGTGCAAAACGAGCATGTATACCCGGTGAACAACCAACTCTTTGAGAAACTGTCCCTGAAGGTTTTGTACATGTTATAGCGACCGGCATATTAATATCAAGTGCTTTCGACCATTTCTTAGCTACGTTAATAGCAGTTTCACGCATAGCAACTAGCCAATCTTCCATTCGTTCTGGTTTCTTTTCGTTTGAAAGCACCGGGTGATCCATTATACCTGATAACGAAACACCTAATAATCTTTCTTCTTCGCAATTCTTTTTCCAATCTTCATCAATAAAATGAAAATCAGTTAATGTACTTTGAAGTATACCTAATATTGTAGCAAACTTAACCTTCTCTTGCAAGCTATTTAATGTATCTTGTGGTCGAACGATTACTTCACTGAGATTACAGAATTGTTTGGATCTTAAAAAGATCTCAGCACAAGGATTTAAACCAAAATCCCAATCTGGATCACGTCTTCCAATTTCAGCAATTTTTTTCTTTGCGCCTTCACGGTTAAAAATACCACGCTCACCAGTTCCAGAAGTCATAAGATTGATCCACTCTTCTAGAAAAATACTCATCTCTGGTTTTTCGGTGTACGCAACTGAATTATTCGCTAACTCTCTTTGTGGGTTTGAATCCCAAAAATTCCCAGACTTTGCACCACGCATTCTCAAATCGGATAAATTCGAAAGAGAAATTAAAGCAGACCTTCGTACACCCCCAACAACAACGGCTTCAGCGATCCCGCATACAATATCGTGACACTCTAAAGAACTCAATTTTGGACCTTGTGAATTCAAAAAAGTATTAGCAATAAATTTCATTGCTTTTTCTAGTGGTTCTGGTCCTGATGCTCGACCACCAAAAGTTTTTAAAATCGCACCGGACGGTCGGACCAAAGAAAAATCAATAGTGGGAATTATCCCTTTATACAGGTACTCTATTAGCTCGTTTACAGCTACAGCCCATCCCATTTTACTGTCTTCTACAACAACAATTATTTCTGATATTTTTTCTAGCTTCGGTGGCAGATCAGGTAAACAATTTATTACTTGTCGTTCTACTGATATACCAACACCAGCCCCGTTCATCAGTAAATACAGAACATCTGAAAAGGCTTTCGGTGTATTGATCTCCAAATAGGAGCAATTATAAGCGGCAATATTCTCTCTTGCTAGTGCTGGACCAGCCGACCAAAGTGCTCGCATTGAAGGCATTACTTGTAAATCTAATACGTATTGTTTTGCTTTTTGAAATTGTTTTTTAAGTGTTTCTGGTACTCGTTCGTCAAAGAAGTCAAAATATCTATCTATTGTTTCCGGCCAATGTTCTCTACGTTCTTTATCGTAATCCCATCTTGAGTATCGGCTTTTGTATATAAACCTTTCGTATATTTGCTCTACTTGTTTTCCACTTGACATTATTCTCCATTATTTTGTAAAGTAACCGTTTATTTTTATATCTGATTTTTTTTCATCGTCTTCAATAGAATCAATGAATTTGGACATATCAGCAAACCCTCTTAATAATTTTGTAATTAATTCTTTAGTTTCTATAAATGTTAATTCGAAATTATGACTATAATGAGCTTCTTCTGAATAAATTCGCATATTTAAAAAAGATTCTTTATGATCGCCCCACGATTCTTGATTATTTGCGTATATTTCAAGTTCTTTGTTATTTTTTAATCTCATTTTTTACCCACACTTTCAATAATTTTTTTGTTAATTCTACCATTTGATTTTCAGTGAAAATGATATCGTGGATATCACCGCTATCACGATCAATAAATGAAAACATCGCTCTAGAATCATCTAGATCCGGTGGATCTGGATGTTTTCTTTCTATTTCGAATCTGTCGTATATAGCTAAAACTCTAACGTGACATTTTAAGGTTGATGATTTGTTTTGCATACATTTTCAATAGATCGTTGATTAAATGTTTTAATTGTTTTTCATTTATATTAATATCGATAGTATCAGGTGTATTAAGACTCTCTTTAAGTATCATAGAAATATAGTACCGCCCATTACCTAATGCAAATATTTTCATTGCGTTTTCATGTGGGTATAGTTCCATTAGAAATTCCGTTTTTTGGTTTTGAGTCTTAAGTACCCGGATAAAAGTTGCCTAATTAATTTGAATACTATTGAACTGTCTATTTCCATTTTATATTGAACACTCATAGACGTGTTATAACCATTATCGTGATGGAAAAAAACAGTCAAACCATTAGGATTATCATTAATGTACGTTACTTGCGTATCTTTTACCTTAACCAGTATTACTGTCGGTGTTGTCATCAAGTTCCTTTTTCCAATTTAACATCAGTTCACCAATTTCTTCGATATGATCTTCATTTCGAAATATGAATTCAGTGCTAATTTCTAAATGACCCTTGAATAAAAATAAAAATCTTTGCTTAATTTGTTTCCATAATTCTTTCAAACTACGGTCGTAAATTCTTGAAGATAGATTTGTATAGATAATAAAAGATGTCATTTTATCTTTTTTATCTCTGGAAATTTCAAACTCTAGTGAATGTTTTTCGTACTGGCAATCGCACGTTGTCCGGTAGACAATAGTATCCGGGTATTCGAATACGCATTCTTTTTGTGGACGTTTATTATTTATTGTTTTCATTATTTTTTTTATAAAAATTTTTTGATTCTACGTAAGCACGTAGTAGTTGTTCTATAAGTGTTTCATTTTCAGCAAGACTTAATTCAAAACTTTGAAAAGAATGATTTTTATAGTCATCTATATGCACAGTTGTTATAATATCTGAAGGCCAAGCATACACATCACCGTCTTTTCCCTTCACATATTTGACATCATTGAATACTGAAAAACTTTTATTATGATTTTTCTTCCCATTCATTAATCATCCTTGGAAAAGATTTTGTATTAGGATCATAATTCTCATTTTCGATTACAACAATTTTTTTATGTAAAGCAAATGCAACTCCCATATCAAAATGTGATCCTTGACTATCTGAATTATAAAAAATGTGAACTTCATCGGCGTATTTGATAGCTTCCATATTTTCTGTACAGATATCATAACCACACGCATCTTGTTTTGTATCACGTTTTGGAAGATGAACCTGATGACCATGATGCTCTAAAAAATCTACGTAATCTTCCATCATTATTTGATTTTCTCTGGTAGCATCTCTGACACTACCGATAATAAAAATTTTCATTTATTCCTTGCATTTGATTGGTAAATTAACCGAAGCGGCCCATGTTCGTTGCTTTGGGTTTATTTTGTACATTTGCACTAATGAAACCGCTGAAGCACCAAAACCACCACTAGCATTCGCTATATAAGCAAATTTGTAACTGTCAATGCACACTGAACCGTACTGAAATGTTGAATGAACATGGTTATCATGCTTTTTAATGGTATTGACATACCCTGATACTTTAAATTTTACAGGAATTTCAGCTTTAACAAAATTAACACCTATAAATGTCAAAGCAACTAACATAAAACTCAAAATTATAAACGATCTAATTATTGCATCTTTTTTCCAGTACATTTTTTCCTTATGAAATAAATTCACCTGATCGAATTTGAGATTCAACACGATTGTCTTGATCTCGTTTATGCTGATCCCATTCATGAAGTTCAGTGTCTAATTCATTTTTTGATTGACTATCAAGTGCTTCGACTTGTGGATCACTAAAAAGCCCATGTAAATTTGGAGCTGTCAATTGTTTTTTAAGTGGTGTTTTACACTTCGAGCATTTCTGTTCGTCTTGATAATTCTTTACTTTCAAAAATATTTCTTCTGTGTTTTCGCAATTCGGGCATTTGTAATTATAAATCGGCATCCTATTCCTCTTGTTCTTTACAGAATTCTTTAATAAAATTTCTTAACCATTCATTATTTTGCTTCAAATCTTCAATGTGTTTTTCTTTTTCTTTTAACAGAATTTTATTTTCATAAACAAATTGAATGCAAAGAAGTATTAAACCCGCAATAATAAAAGCCATTATAATTGTAACCTCACTTTTGCTTGAAATCCTGTAAAAATGTTATCTTTAATTATACTCGTGATTTCTTCCTTTGTAAAGCCATTCTGCATAGCCTTATTTGCATCTTTGTACTTAGACATAGACCTAGGCCAACAAAAGATCTTATGCCCATCGTCGGCGTATTTTAAGGATTTTTCTTTTCCCGGTTTGTCATTGTCAAAACAAAAAACAATATCGGTAAGCTCAGACAGAAAGCGATTATTAATATCGGCACCCAAAGATGCAATAGCGTTATCTGTGGATAAGGAGTCAATGATTGACTCAAATATGAAGACTGTGCTGCTTCTATCCACGTTAAAAAATCCATAAATTTTCCAACCGGCGTCAACAACAGTATGAAAAAATTTAGTACGTAAAGACCGACCCTGAAAACCATAAACTTTTTTACCTTTATAGAATGGAAAAATAAGCATATCACGATAAGGAAGTAAAATTACTTCACTCTTTGTATTTACTATTGATAGATCAGGTGGAGAATAGAAAAGCCTATCAACGATTTTATTAGGGATTTTTCGCTTTTGGCAATATTCCACTACCTCTTCAACTTCTTGAGCCGGAATAAACCGATCATCTAAATTGATAAAAGGTGGAATGTAAGACTCCACCTGACCACTTTCTTTAAAAATTTTTTTCTTTTTTCCTATCTCTCCTTTTTTTAGCTTCTCAATATATCCTTTCTTTTTTTCGATTAAAAAATCAGAGTAAATTGTTGGATAGTGCAACATCAAAAGATTCTCTAAAGATGTCGATCTAGGGCAATTGTGACAATAATAAGTCACGTAATTTTTCGACTGATCACCCCAAAGAATAAAACCACGTTTTTTCCGACCTTCAGAAGATCCTTCTTTACAGTACGGACAGGATAGGTTTAACCCCCCTGATATCGGCGTTGTATTCGGTACTCTATTCGCGTATTTAATCTGATCGTATTTGTCCATCTTAACAAGCTAGATAACATGTTCCTTCTAAATTTTCGTTTAATTCTTCAACAACATCTGGTGTACAAGGTAATGTTTTTATTTTACCAACACCGAATGCTATTGATTTACAGTCTTCAGTACATTTTACCACATGTTCACAATGTAAGCAACAGATGTTCGATTCGTACCGGCAAAAACTCGGTCGAGTTTCAGCTGAACACCCTAATAATTTTGTATTTAGATTTGGCATTTTTTCATATTTTATTTAAGGCTGTTTCAGCCTTGGTTAATAAATCAGTCACGGAAGCTAATAGCTTCTTTTTCTGTTCAAAATCGGTTTGTTTATCGTGTTCATCGTACAGTAAAAACTCGTATAGGTCTATAGCACTTAATACTGCTAACTTGTATTTGAGTATTTCTGGTGATGATATATCCGAAAGTTCATCAAACCGATTAAACAGATTTTCAGTGGAAATTTTACATTCTCTGATTTCTTCTTTTAAGTCTTTCCACTCTTTCATTAATACTCCAGTTTAGGCAAGCGGTTAGCCTGTTACCCATACCTAGGGCGGTTTAACCCGACTCCCTTTTATTCAGGATGCTTCCCTAGGCCGAGACTCGAACTCGTTAAGACCACTTAAGGTTCTTACCCGTTGTTAAATACCATTCTAATAATGGCATTAATTCTTCCATCCATCCTTCTCTAGCATTAGGTATATATCGAATAGGATGCTGATCTAGTTGATTGAGATCGTAAGTAGCAATATTTCTAAATAATTCATCAATCCTATTACATTTATAATACTCTTTCCAAAGATCAACTTTTTCACGTAATGATACGGCCATTTTTTATCTAGCCTTTCGAAGTTCTAACCATCGATAAAATAATTTCTTTATTTCTTTTTTCTTGACAGTTCCATCTAATAATTCGAATTTATCTGTTTCTTCGTTTATGAATGAAACACATACAATAGTATTCAAATGAGATACAATTTTTGAGTGTACATCTAACAACGCAATAAAATTGTCTTTACGCATCAGGAAAATTCCTTTGAGTATTAGGATATTTTCTTAAATTTTTATTTTTTAGCATCCATTTAAATAATTGGTGTAATTCGATTTTCCATATATTCATGAGATTTTCAAATCCTTTTGGATTATTTTTATATCCAACCCATGTTACATAATCATATATGGCGCGGCATAGATCGTAGATTCTACTTTCTTTGTGCGCCCATTCTGGTGTGCATCCTAATGGTAGTTTTTCATGGTTGTCTGAACCACTTAAAGTACGTATTTTTGTCCCTTTTACATTAGCTGGTATAGACATCATTATTCCTTATTTTAACTTCATCGTTAATCCACCATCTAAATAAAATTTTTATTTCTTCTTTCCACATATCTACAAGTTCGATTCGCATCTCTTCGAAATTTTCCGGGATATCCTTATTCCATTCTAAATAAGTGATTTGGTACTTCTCAATACTTTCTAGCAAAAGATTTATTCTGTTTGTATGGTGCTCGTATTCACCCATTAGTTCCTGTCTTGGATCTTTGTTAATAGAATTCCATTTAACTTTAAGTTTACCTTTACCTTTGAATTTTTGCACTTTCGCTTGAATTTTTTTTATCATGGCTTTTTCTCTAGCCAATTTCATCAATTGATTGTGTGTCAAACGCACCATATCATTTCTTAAACGGATTAAGGGAGTCAACACAAGAACAGCAAGTTTAAAACTTTGTGTTGACTCCCTAGGAGACAATCTTTATGTGGACTTAATTTCTTTAGTCATCTTGATAACCGCTTCGAACAATGTATGATCATTCTTATCAACGTCATCAAGTACATCCACAATCATTCCGGCATCATAAGTATTAGCCATTTCAGCAACTTCTTTCATCATGACTATACTCATGTCTTTATCAGCTTTGGCAACTGAACTGGCAAGCTTACTAAAGGTTCCAATTAAGTCTTTCAACTTTTTGTCACCTTTGGTATCTTCTTTATGAGTCATGTACCGGTCAATGTACTCGTAGGCCATCGCCATCGTAAATATAAACATGTTAGTGGAATCGGTTTTGAACTTGAAATTCTTTCTGTCAAAAACCGCCGATGTATCGATTTTTGAGTACAGTTCGTAATACATTGAAAATTCTCGGCCACCTTCAGGACCGACATGACCACCAGCACGAAACATAACTTCTGGCAGTTTGACATTATCGCTGGTACGCTCAACTGAGCTATCCAAAGCGAGTGAAAATTTATGCCAAGAACGTGGTGAACCCCACGGCTCTTTTGAATTTTCATCTTCGTGGAAGAATTTCAGGTTTGACTTCTTAGCCAGAAAAGTGGTGATGATCGGATTAATGCTGTGTTTCATTGCCCACTGTCTCCAATCTTCAAAGTCAGCAACTACGTTATAAAAAGCAACTCGGTTGGTAATGGCAGAAAGCATGGTTTTTGCACCAGCTCTTGCACCAGGATTACCAGCAAGCATAATGTGCGTATTCCTTGGAAGATCGTAACCTTTCAGGGAATAATCGGTAAACAACTGAAAACAGAATTTTTGGTTTTCAGGACTCGCAAGGTGAAAGTCATCCATAAAAAGGATCACACCTTTATGTTTTTCGGAAAGTTCCATCAACTCAGTAATCATGTCAGGGAAAGTCCAGCGGGTACCTTCAACCTTTTCACCGTTGACAACGATCTTATGAAACTGAGGCAGACCGGTCATTTCTTCGATGGTTTTGGTTGACAAATGGACGGTCAATATCGCCCAATCAACAGCTTTGACTTTTGCTTCTAACATCTTGGTTTTACCAGCACCGGGGGGAGATACAACGAATGGTACGGCTGGTAATGCTTCCGGGTTCCACGGGTTATTCCGCATAGCATCGTAGAACAGCATTTCAAGGGTTTCTTTCAATGACATCGTGGTGTTAAGTTCCATATTTTTGTCTCCTATAAGACGGTTTTAGATTAAAAAATGTTATAACTAATTAAAACATAACTCAAATGTTTCTGTCAAGTAAAAAATGAAATTATTTTAAAAATATTTTGCTTTGTAATATTGCATTGAAAGTTTGTGCATCTCAATACAATTCAGGGCTAAATCTTGATGAGCCAACAATATACGAGTTGCGTCGAACCAAGTCATATTTCTATCTCCTATAGGGTTAAGTCAACAACAATAGATGCACCATCAAACCTTGCACGTTCTTTCAAGGCCATTTCAAAATCATCGGCCAGATCGCCGGTTTCGAGATCATCAATGTATTCGTCACAATCAACATCGTAATCAGAAGAGGTATCAGCGTCACTAACACAAGCAAGTGTGCAATCTGTACAGTCATCTTCACAATAAAGTTTGTAAGTCATTTTCTGTCTCCTAAAAGGTTTGTTCGAATGGTTTAATAATTAAGTACACCTTCAATGTGGACTAACAAAATTACTTTGTCAAGACTTTTTTTTATCTAAATTGAATATTTTTGCGTGATGCTCTGTAATATTTTTTAAAGCTAGGTGAATTCCGATAGCCATTGCTTTATCAATTGATTTGGATTTTTCATCAACAACTTTTGTGTAATCTTCTACCATGTTGATTAATGTTTTATGAAATTTTTCAATTTTATCTCTGTCTTTTGTTTTAACTGATATCATAATTTCATTAGCTCGATGCTTGGATGTGGGTTTCTTATCAAATCGGTGACATCCGCTTTAACAGCTATTTTTTGCATTTCCAAAGACGGATACTCAACGTACCGGATTAAATGCGGCTGTTCTTTGATTAATAAATCAATTGTTTTCGGTTGAACATTTTCTAACAAATCAAAAAGTTCTTTCACGCCTTTTCTCATTGGGTATTTTGGAAATGTTACTGTTGGTTCGTTTTGCAATAATACTTTAGTTGTTGTTACAGCGATACCAACACGAATACCTTTTTCATTAAATATAATTTCACCCGGTTTAAATTCACGTTTACCGGTGTATTTTTGGATAATAGATTGTGAAAAACCCACTATACCCGTATCGACTACAGTGGTTTCAACAGTCAAATAATCTGATTGTTTAGGCGGCATTTTGCAGATTCCTAGGAATCTTAACCGTAATTGGTTCGTTATCCACGAACTTTGGTACTTGACCGATCATATGCCGACCTTCGGGAATCATGATTTGAATCGGAATATCTTCAACCCATCCGTATTGCTTGGATTGAACTAATTCTTCGATATCAGATTCAAAGTCAGTGATGATAAGAACAATGCCGATTCCTTCATCTTCGGCGTACAGCTCTTCGATCCTATCAAAAACCTCTTTATGAGAAGTTCCACCACGACCTTTAACTTGTAACAAATCTTCGACTGAAATTTCACCTTCATAATATTTTTCATCAAGAATATTCCAATCGTGCTTGATAACGTACATATTCTGGAAAAGATCATCACAGGCTTTTACAGCACCCGCCGCAACTTTTAATTCGGTGTCACTAATTGATCCAGATGAATCAATTACACTTATAGCACCGTCTAGCAGCTCTTCTTCACCGTGACCGGAAACAGTCAAACCGATTCCTTGGTAAATTCGATTTAAACTTCTCCAAGATCGGTTTTCCATACTTGGCATCATTTTCCGGGATATTGCTCTTGCTAACAACTGTTCAGTAGGGATGTCAACTCGAATCATATCTTCTAGCATTCCTACAACCGCACCAGAACCGGCACCACGACCACGTTCACCATCAGCTTCATGAGTGTGGCGGATTTCGTTCAATGCACGATCAACTAAATCTTTCTCAGCATCACTCATATCACCGGGCGCACTTCCATCTTGTTTTTCATCACCATCACCATCACCATCACTTTTACCACTACCTTTAGGATCTTTGATATCGATATCGATGGTAACTGAGTTACCTTGCTTGTCAGTAAAAGTTACCTGATTCCCATCACCTGACATTGTGACAGTAATTTTATTTTGCTCTTGTTTTTTCTCAAGATATTCATAAGCCTCTTCAACCGTGATTTTTGAGTCAATATCATTATCACGAATAAGAAAAATTTTATCTTGTGGTACTTTAATCGGTAAAATACCATCATTGGCATCTTGAAGTAAAACAGTGTTGATTACATGATCACCGGCAAGATTAAACAAACCGGGATGCCGACCACCACGCCTTTGTTGGTGCTTATGTAGCGGATGAAGCATTTCATGAAGCAATGCAAAACGAATTTCATTTACAGCCCACTTATCAACTAAGTCTTCGTGAATCATAATATGAAATTTTCGTTTGATTGGATTGAAGAAGACGCAAGCTGTCTTACAGAAATGTTTTTCACCTTTTTCAAGCGTTATATCGTAGTGATACAGGATAGTTTTGAATAGTGAAAATTCTTTCTTAAGCATGATTGACATAATTGCCAACTTTAGCTTTTCGTCTAATGGTGTCAAACTTTCTGCCATTTTTTGTCTCCTTTAGAGATTGATTTTTTACTTGGTATGCCTAATTAAAACACAAACAAAATAACTCTGTCAAGTAAAAATTTATAGAATTACAAAAAAGAATTCACGGTGAAGAATACTTTTACTTGCGTACTTATATAGTTCTGGATATTTTTTATGTATTGCAAGTTGTTCTTTGAGTGTTTTATTCATAAATAATTCATCAACTTCTTCTCTGGTAGGGAAAAATTGAACTTTACCCCGTTCAGGTGGGAATTTTATTTTCATAATAATCTAAACCGAATCATAGTCATTATTTTTTTATCACGTACAGCTTTTTTTCTCCACGACATAAATTCTTCAAAGGCTGTATCAAACGGAGTTTTTTTATCAAGTACAACAAAATCTCGGAAATACTCAAATAAAGCACATTCTTCGGCGATTGTCATAATAATATAAATTTTGCTTCTGGTGTTAAATAATCTTCATCATAAAAAACATCAGGATTGTTTTTAATTAGTTCAAGCTGTTTTTTAGTATCGGACGTATATAATTGCACATGGAAAAGAATTCGTTTATCAATTTCATCTGTGATTTCTTTTGAAAGTTGCTTTGTTAATTCATCGTCAAATTCAGATTTAAATTTTTGAGTCATATCAATTGAATATTCAACTTTTAATTTTCTTGATTTTATCATATATCACACCGACTGCAAAGCTTTATTTTATCCCGTAATCCTTGAAATAGATACGTTCTGTATAATTGCATCAACGGACTATGCCAAATTTCATACACTGTATTAAGGTGTATATCACCGACAATAGCTTGCTCCTTGGCATCCCAACAACACAATGTTGCTTCACCATTCGATAAAAAAGATAAGAAGAATTTTGATCTTGTGCATCGTTGTACTATACTTTTTGTTTGTCCTTGATGCGGGTATCGATAGAGCCACGGAAAATTTATTCCTGTTGGATTGAATTGTTTCCAGTACGCTTCGTAATCTTGCTGCTCTTTTTCACGTCCGGGCATCCTGATCATTCTGACAAAAGTTTTTATATCTTTTTTTGATTTATTTGCTTCTTCGATAAAATACCGGACATTAGTGTAAACCTTATCGTAATCGAGCATTCTTGTTTTGTCAAAAGTTTCCTTGTAAAACCCATCAACACTGAACCGCATAATATTAACACCGGCATCAATGAGTTGGTCGGATAATTCTGGTGTCAGTAATTCAGCATTTGTGTTGAATTCAACTTCAGCTTTTGGATCTTTTTTTATGTACTGGACAATATCTATCATTCGTTTGTCCATAAACGGTTCATTTAATAAGAATGGTTGATACACTGAACCCCAACCCC